GGGTAGGCCATGAGCCGTTGATCGGGAATCCACTGGGCCCACGGCACCGCGTGGCCGTTGCGGCCCACGCTCACGACCAGGCCGTGCAGCACGAGGCACACGGCCTGCTCATAGCTCTCGGGAAAGATCACCTCGAGCGGGCGGAACTGCCTGGCGGTTTCCTCCCAGCCCTCCGGGAACCGCGACACCGACACCCACGGCCCGCCGGCCTGGTTGAGTCCGCCCTTGCCGGACGTGCCCACGATCGCATGCTTGAACTGGTAGTCGCGCGGCTGCACCGTCTCGGGGAGCATGCCGCGACGGACGGCGATTTCGAGCACGGCCCGGACGTTGGCCCCGCCCCACTTCCGCGGGTTGGCATCCGCATAGACCGACAGCGGCGAGAGCCAGACGGACCCGAAGTCTTTCGATTCCTGGTAACGGAAGTCCTTTTTCGGGCCGCCGTAGTTCACGCCGCGGGCCCGGTTGCGGGCCGCTTCCGCGTTCGCCCGGAGACTGTGGCACGTGCATTCGTGGGTCGGATTCTGGTTCGTGAACCGGTCGAGGAAGTTCATACCCCACGATCCGGCCGCGTCGTTCTCACGGGCCTTGGCGACCCAGTCGCGCGGCTCGATCCAGAGCGACTCCGGGAACTCGCGCGAGGCGTCCCCGCATGCGTCGCGGAGAGCGTCGGTCGTGTCCTCCGCGGCCAGCTCGGCCGGGTAGCCGTCGTGCTCGTGCGGAAAGAAGTCGATCAGGGAGGGGTCAATCACGGCACGGCCTCCATCACCGCGGCTTCGCTCGCCGGGGCCGGCGTCACGCGGATCACCTGCCCGCCAGCCAGGGCCACGACCGCGGGCAGCCCGGCCTTGCGGGCCGCCTCCAGGGCGAGCCGATACTGCGTCGGAATCTCTCCGTCGCCGTTGGTCGTGTCGTCCTCGAGGAGCGTGGCCACGATCTTCCGTTCACGGTTCAGCCGGTTGACCGCCACGGTCACGTAGGCCGGGATCGCGTGGTCGTCCTTTTCGTAGACGTACACAGCGGCGGTTGCCGGCCCGGCTGTCTGCTGAGTCGTGGCGCGGCAGCCCTCCACACGCGGCAGAGTGAGCAGCAGCAGGCCAGCGACGATGAAGGCGAACGGCCTCACGGCTTCGGTGCCTCCGGCTTCAGCAGCTCGTCGAGGAGCTGCTGGCACACGGCCACGGCCTGCGTCTTCCCGGCGTCGCGGAGCCGGGCCGCGAGGTCGATCACGAGCCGAAGGTCGTCCACCGGGGCCCGCTCGCGGCGGCGGCCGAGCAGTCCGCGGATCCACTGGCCGCCCTTGGTGGCGAGCAGGATCAGGCCGTAGCCGACGCATGCCGCGGCGAGGGCGTATTGGGCTATCGTCAAGTAGTTCACGGCGTCTTCTCCAGATCGGCGGCGAGGGCGACGAACCAGCGGACGAGGGCCGCGCCCTCCGCGGTCTTCAGGATGGCGGCCACGTGGCCGGCCAATTCGTCATCGACCCGGCTTTCGGTCTTCGACGCCAGCCATTCGAGGGCGTCGCCGATGATGACGTTTCGCTTGCCGGCGTCGGTCTCGGCAGAGAACCGCCGGGCGTAGCCGAGCAGGGGAGCCCACTCGGCGAGGAGCCGGATGTTTTCGATCGCCTGGAGCGGCATGTCAGGCGGTCCTCACGAGCGGTAGCACTTGCTCCACGGCACCGCTCGCGATTGCGAGAACGAGCGAACGGACGGCCGGGCGGGCGAGCACCCAGAGCGGGTACACGGCCGACGGCACGGCCTTATCGGCGACGAGGTCGAACAGGCTGCCGGCCGCCTCGAGCACGATCGCCTTCTTCTCGGCCCCGGTGAGCCCGCTCACGTGGTCGAGCGTTTCGCAGCTCACCCGCAGCAGCGCCACGAGCAGCTCGCCGAACTCACGCCACGACAGGCCGTCGGCGGCGGCCGCCTTCGCGGATTGCAGGAACGCGGAGACACGCTGGGCGATGTCGGTGTAGTGGCTGGCGGCGGCGAGCGGCGGGTTTGCGATCGATCCTGTGGTCATTTGATGAGCCCTTGTTCCCAGAGTTTCTTTGCCGTGTCGACGTTGCAGCCCAGTTCGTAAGCGAGCACCTCGAAGAAGGTGACCGTGGGCTTCGGCCGGCTCGTGATGCACCCGATGCCGACCGACTTCTTTGGCTGGTAGTGAACGTGCTCGCCGCCTTCGCCCGGGGGCGCGAGAGCCTCCCGGCCGTGAGCCGTGTGGCGGAACATCGACTCGTTGATTCGGGCCCGTGAGATCACGTCGGCTCTCCTACCACCATTGTACGTTTGTCCACGTTTGCCCATGGTTGCAGTGCTCCCCGTCGTCGCGGGCCTGGAGTAGGCCGCCTAGAGTTCCGGCCCCCACGCCTCGAGCACGACCTTGCGCAGATCGTCGAGCGTGCCGTCGTTGTCGATCACGCGGTCCCAGATTGCCTGCATGATGCCGTGCTCGCTCGCGTGCTCCGCAGGCCCTTCGACCCCTGGCCGCAGCACATGCCACACGCTCCCTCCGCGGTCCTGGCGGATGTAGTCGGCCTCGTTTTCAAACCGTACGTCGGCCACGGCAATCGTCGTGATGCCGGACTCGATCAGCTTCGTGATCCGCCGATCGAGGAGCCTGATCCAGATGTCGTCGCACACGTGCCCGCGACCCCATTCCGTGCCGAGAGTCTGGAGCAGCTGCCGCACGCTCTTGCCAACCCACGGGATCGGCGACTCCTTGAACTTCCGCTGCCGAAGAATCGCCTCCGGAATGTCGAGCATGGTCGAGAGCATGGCGTAGAGCGGATCGGCCAAGCCGATCACGAACGCTCCAGGGATCATGGACGCGACCGCGTTTTTCCCGGCCCCGGCCCGGCCGGTGATTCCGATGACCGTGGCCTCCACGCCGGCGTCGGCCGACCAGACCAGCTCGGCCGTCTCCGCGGCGGCCTCCGGCTCGCGGGCCATCTGCCGCGTGCGGTCGGCCTTCTCGCGGATCCCGGCCCAGGCGGCGGCGAGTTGCCCTTCTGGCATTGTCGCGCCGAGCAGGAACGGCTCAGGCTCGCGGACCTCGACGGGCTGGACCGGCGTCAGTTCGATGCCTGCGATCGAGTCGAGAAACGCTTGCGGCACGTCGGGCAGGATGGCCGCAGCCTGGGCGGCATCCTTTGCAGCCGTAGCCGCCATCCGGGCCGCGACGGCCTCCCGGAGCGTGCGGTTGATTTCGTCCATGTTGCTCATCGCGTCGTCATCCTCGGGCCGGCCACGTGCATCGACGCCAGCCCGCCGGCCGTGTCGTAGAGAAACAGTTCCATCGCCTGCCGCGGGCCGATGTAGCCCTCGCTCGCGTGCCAATCGTCTGCCGGGCAGATGGCCGGGGCCGTCCGCACGATCACGCCGTCGATCGTGTCGATCGGCCGCGTGACCTCTGCGGCCTGGTGGTGGAGGTGGGCGGTGTGCCATTCGCGATATGGGCACTTAGACCACCGGTCGGCGGCCTCGATCGCCATAAGCTGCGGCAGCTTCTTGCGGGCCTTCGTGTGGCCGTGGGTAAAGCCCAAAAGATTTCGGCCGTGGGTCAGGTACTTCCGCGGCGTGAATTCCCCCTCGACCCGCACCCGCTTATCGTTTCGGAACCGCTCGGCGAGGATGCGCTGAAAGGCGAACGTCATCGCTTCGTCGTGATTGCCGGCGACGACCAGCGTGTCGCACTGGGCCACGCCGGAAGCCGCATCGACCAGGGCGAGCATCGCGTCGGTGCCGGTGCCGAGCATCTTCGGCAGCCGTCCGTCTCGTTCCAGCGGCGTGCCGCCCGTGGTGGTGCCGTGCGGCGAATCGTAATGGAAGACATCGCCAAGCATTGCCACCGTGATCCGCTCCGGGGCATGCACGGCCGCGACCTCGAGCAGTTGTTCCGATGCCTCGCGCACGAGCCGCGCCGCGATGTCGAGGTCGTAGTCTGCCCCGGCCGTCCGCCGCCAGGCATACTTGCCGAAGTGGGGGTCGGCCACGATGAGCACTGCCCAGCCGTCGGCATGCTTCTCTCGTTTGGCCTTTGGGCGAATTGGCTGGCGAATCTCACCCTTCGCCGCCTGAATCATCGCCTCGACGCATTCCCGAACGGTCGGCCCAGGCCGCGGCTTCAGCCGCACGAACACGCGGTGCAGCTCGGTCACCACCGGCTCGCCAGTGGCCTTGTCCGCCGTCAGACCCTCCCACTTCGTAGCCTCGCTCGTCGCCACCTCAAACTTGGTGAGGTCGGCTTCGATGTGCCTCAGGAGGTCGTCGACTGTGCGGATCCGCGTGGACACACTGCGGGCCTCACGGCAGCCGCCTTCGGTGTCCTTCGTGTTGACCTCTTCGATCGTGATGTCACCGGCCGCCACCGCGGCCTTGGCAACTACGCTTTTCGTCGGAGCCAATTCTGCACCCCCTGTCGCTGCACGGTCGCAATACCCAGTTCCTTCAGCGTCTTTGCGATCGCATCCGCCGCCGGAGCCAGCCGCGTGCCGAGCTTGCCGGCCTTCCATGCGGCTTCGAGCTCGTCGAGCGTCGGCTGGTGTTTGGGATCGATCCGGTGCCACCATCCGAGCAGCCGCGGGCCCGGCAGATGTGCGAGGACCATTTCGACGGCGTTCGGCTTTCCCATCGCTCCTCCGCAGGTGGGGGTGTCGCATGACAGACTGCCACACCTGAAAACGTGGTCAATGCCGGAATCAGTCTTTTGCCTTCGCCCCGGCCCTGCGGCAGGCGAGCAGCACCAGTTGCGTCGCCCCGAAGTCAGTCCACGGCAGCCGCGTGCGGCCGTCTGACCACCGCTTGGCGTGCTCCGTCCGCATGACGCCGAGTATTTCCGCTAGGCCCGCCTCAGACTCGCACCAGTCGGGGCCAAGGGCGTTCATTCGCGACGCCATCGACTTGCACCCGCATCCAGCGTCGGCCTCGATGCCAAGCCAATCTCGGAGGATGGCGGCAAGTTCGTCGCCTGGGAGTGGCCTGCGAGTCGGCTTTTCCCTGGCAGCGCCATAGCCTTGGCTCATCCGGCATACGGCAACAGGCGGCCTTTCGGACTGAAGCCGCACTCGCCTGCCGCACACGCCGCAAAGCCACGCATCATCATCGCGGCGAAAGTCGCATGGCGTTATGACGGAGCGATCGTGCATTTGATTGGCCCGTTTCCAAAGTCGAAAAACGTGACATCCCAGCGCGGCGCGTTTCCGTAGAAGGTCGGCACCTGCACGATGGTGTGGCACCACTCGGCCCCTTCAAGGCCGTCTCCATAAGCGTCGCCGTGAGGCGACGACCCACCCCACGCCATGCTGTAGTCCTTTGACAGCAGTTCGCTTGGGCATGGATTGAGCGAGACGCGGTTTTGATACGGCTCTCTTTTGTCCCAGAAATGACCGCAATCGAGAGGGTCTTGTGGGTCTGGCGTTGGTGGCGTCTCGTTGCCAGTCAGCGTCGCAAGATGCCCGACAGGCGAGTTGATTGTCAGCCCCCACCCGGTGCCAGACGTTTTGTAATCGGACCCCGGCTGCGTAACAGAGATTGACGTAACCTGCCCGAACGTCGGCGAGCCGACTTCGCCATCTACGGTCGCGGTCGCCTCCGCTCCAGAGCCTACGAGGCTGATAATAAACACGGCCGGCTCGTCAACATCAGCCGTGCCAGTCGATTCAGACAGGTAATACGACCCTGGCTCCCAGACCGTCACCGACTCAATAATTCCAGTCGATTTGTAGTATTCGCCGCCGCCGCCATACCACGGGAAATTGACCGACGAAATCACCCCAGTATCGCGGTAATACGAACCACCCTGCGAAATGCCAATTCCAGTGATGGCCCCGCTGCCATCGACCGACGAGACGTAGAGGTACGAGCCAGACGCCTCAATGTCGCCCGTGGAGATAAGCACCTGATCCCACTGGCTGTATCCGCTGCCGCCGTTGGTGATGGCGACCGACGACACCGTCCACGAGTCGCCAGACGCCGACAGCGACGGGGCCAGCACCGCACCGCTTCCGCTGCTGTACGGCAGGCTTGCGGTTACGTCCGGTTGGCTTCGCACAGTACTGATCGTGGCCGACGCGCCGTAGACCTCCGTACCGTCAGTCACGGTGAACGTGACGTTTGTGCCGTCTGTATAGCCAGTGCCACCGTTGGTTACAGTGACCGACGACACGCTCCAAATATCGAGGCCGTTCCAGTCCGTTGATTGCCCGAGCGTGACGGAAAGACTAGCCCCCGAACCGCCAGAAACAGACGCCTTTACCGTTGGCTCGACTCGCCCGGTCACGATATAGGCCGATGCCGGATAGTCCGTTGTCGCCCCTTCTTCTGGCGTGAACACGACCGCTTCGTTTCCGGCGTATCCGGTGCCGCCATTTTTGACGGCTACGGACTTCACGCCCCACGTCGCCGACTCGCCGGTGCCGCTCTGCGTCAGCGTGGCCGTCAGCGCGGCCCCGCTGCCAGTGCCACCAGACAACGTGACGGTCATGTCTGGCTCTGTCCGCGTGAAGATTTCGCGGGCGTAGCCTTCGCCTGGATTCGTGATCGTGATTCCAGTTATGCCGCCCTCGCCGTCAACTGACGTAACCTCGGCCGTTGCTGCGAATCCAGCATTTGTCGGCGCGGCAATGTTTACGGTGGTTGCAAGGCCGACCGGCACTATTGAAACACTGACCGGAACGTCCAGCCCGCCGCCGCAACTGACTGATGTGAAATTCCCCGAGAAGCCGGACTCGCTAGGCGGCAACGGCATAAAGCCCGTGTATTCAATTCCGCAGCCTTCCAGGCGGTCGAGGACTACCGTGCAGTCCTGCTGAACAAGGCTGCCGCTCCATCCGCTTATGCCAGACAACGTGCCGCCGCCACGAAGCAGCATCGTGTAGGTCTTTCCGCATTGGTCGCAAAATGGACTGTAAGGAACGAAATTCGGCCACTGCTGGCCGTCTCTCTCGTAAGTGCCTCCAGCCGGGTCTGGACACGGCTGCATTCCAACGACGCCGCTATTACGCGACCCCCAGACGTAGATATCCCCCATGCCGGACAGCGTTAGGGTTATCTGTTCTGGCAAGTCGCACCCACTTTGCGACGACTCCCCGCACTCCCCTTCGGCAATCGTCACCGTGCCATTCGTCATGCACGAGTATTGTCCCGAGAAGTGTTCGGCGTCGAACGTCAGGTCGGTGCAAGGGATTGGGTTGCCCTCGTCGTCAAGCGATGGCCGCGATCCCGACAGCAAGGTTGTTGCCGCATTGTTCGCCGCCCTCCGCACGACTGTCATCGTGTGATTCGTCGCACCAAGGCTCAACGACATCTGAAGCGTGCCGCCGTAGTTGTCTGGGCAGACTGAACACACGCGATCGCTGACATACTCGCAGGCGTTCTGCCCGAATATCTGACCGCCATCCACAAGCTTAACCGCCGTGATGACACCCGGCTTGTAGTAGCGGCCAGCGGTGAGAAGCTCGACGGCAGTTGGACGCCCATTCGTGTCGTAATACTCGCCACCGTCAGTGATCGTGAACGATGTGATAGCTCCGCTTTCATTCACGGCTATCGTTGCCGTCGCTGCCCGTACCGTGGTCGCAGTGGTTCCGGTCATGTAAAACGAGACGGTGTCAGACGCGGTGAAGTCGCTGGGGAACCACCACCCAATCCCGACAGACGAGACAGACCACACCTCGCGTCCGTTCGCGTCGGTTCCTTGCGTGCGGCCCACAACCAGCCCGCCGTCGAACGCGCCACCGCCAGCGCGATTTATGCGGACGCCGAATGTCGGGGCGGCGCGGTTGATCTGCGTGATCCGCACCGTGGCGGCTTCCTGAACAACCACGCCCGGCTCGGGTACATAACTAAATGTCGATGGTATGTAGACAATCGCTGGCGTCAGCGTGACGGTGGCCCCTTCTGTGTACCCAGACCCTCCAATCGCCGATCCGATGCTTGCAACCCGCCAGTACGGGTTGCCGTCTTCTGCGGCCTGTTGCTCATACGTTACCGGGACGCTGGCAACACTCATGCCTGAAGGCACTACAGCCGGCGTCATCCGCAGCGAAGTCGCCGCCGGCTGCGTCGTGGCAATCGTGATCGTCGCCTCTGGCTGTTCTGTGATGCAGCCATTTGACGAAAACACGACCTTGTCGCCGATGGAGTAGTTCGCCCCGCCGTTGGTGAGCTTGATTCCTGTCACGGCGTAGCTGCCGTCCGTCGCGCTACGGGCCGTTGTGACCGAGAACGTCGCTCCCGATCCGGTCGCTGATGGCACCGACGCCGTTACCGACAGTGTCGGGTCTGGCGGCCGCTTCAACTGGAACGTCACGTTGTCAAGGAACGAGCACTCGTTGCAGTTCTCGGTGCCGTGGGCGAAACCCGAGAACGTTGCCGTGAGGCAGAGCGGAGCGCAGCGGGGGCATGGCTGGCATGGCGGCTCGCCACCGCCGCAGCATCCGCATGGCGTGCCGGGTAGGAACATCTCAGCACTCCGCAGCGACGAGCATCCACGTCGTTTCGACAAGGGTGCACATCACAAACCGCGTACCCGCTTCCGCCGGTGCAGCCAGGGTTGCAAACTGGTTCAACGCCGAAAATGTCTGCGACGGCGTGTATTCGCTCCCGTCTGGGTACAGTCGCGTCACGGTTGCCACGGCACCTTTATTCCAGGCCGACGACACTTCTCCAAATCTCGCCCCTCCATCGCCAAGCATTACCAGCGACCAATCCGAACCTTTCCAGATCACGGACTTGATCGCAAGGGACTCAAGGTCTTCGTCGCGGACCTGAACAACCCCAGCAACGGCAACTCGCCCGATGCCGTTGGCCGCGATTGGCTCAATCGCCACGCAAAACGCAGTTGTTGAAGAAGTCGGGTTGTCGATTGTGGCAATCGGCACCTCTTGAAATTGAACCGTCTCGGCATCGCTGTCTGTGTTCGTTGGAACGACGGCCATGCCGGTGATTGCCTTCACGCCCCATCGCGGTACTGCCGCCGCGCTGCTTGCGTATATCCACGAATACGGAGCGTGTGGTCCGGAAGGTATTCCACTGCCGCCAAATCCAGCGTTTACCCGCAGCAGGCGATTCAGTCCGTTCACCTGCTCGGCGGCTAGCCGAAGCCGCTGCCCTGGCAGAACGTTGTGACGTGGGTCAGATGCCATCAGTCACCACCTCACGCGATGTTGCCGCCGCCGGCCGGAGCCTGCTGACCTTGGACGCCAGCCCTGGCCCTGCCGACCTTCTTGGCAGGGTCTGCAATTAGCAACCCTTCGGCAAACCAGTTCTTTTTCTCAAAGACTTTGTTTTTGTAGACGTACTTTGGCCGTCGAATGAGCGTGCTGCCGCTCACCGCGTCTTCGTATTTGATCCAGATGTATTCCCAGCCTTCCTTTGGGATGGTGTAGCCAATGCCAGGCGTATACCACTCTGCGTTTGGTGCCATCTGGTTTGGTCGGCACTCAAACTCAAACGTCACCGGGGCATACGGCTGGTCTCCCTGCCATTGGCAGCGGCCTCCCATGAATAGTGATTCCCCGGGCTCAAACACTCGAAACTTCGCGTTGTTCACGGTGCCAGTGAGCTTGTGAACGGCTCCCACGAATGCGTCAGACAGTGCAATAGACGCCGGCAAAATCCACGTTTCCGAATACCGCATGCTGGGGCGCACGACGTCGATGCCTTCGACGGCGTTACCAGACACGTTGATAGCGCCCTCCATGGTTGGTGTTTCCGGATCCTCCGGATACTTCGTCTCCTCGAGGGCCTGATAGATCCGTTCCGTATGGCCTGTCGTGTCCCACGCGATTCCACCTGGCTGCGGTTTTTCAATTCCTCCGCCGCCGCCGCCGCCACCACCGCCGCTGTCGTTGTTGTCAAACTTCGGAACCAGCGTCTGGTAGGTCGCCGTGCAGTCGAAGTAGCGGTTTCCGACGCCGGCCACGTCGAGCCGCTTCCGCACCCAGAAAATTCCGGCTCCGTCGCTCAGCACGTATGGCGGTGCGTAGAGGCTGATTTGAGTGACGCAGTCGTTGAAGCCAAAGCATCGCCCGATGAGGTATCGCCGCTTCACCTCGAGGGTTTCGCCAGACTCCATCTCGTTGGTGACGGAGCCGGACATTGAATCCTGAAGCTCGTAGCAAACTTCCACGCTCATGCAAACGTTTCCCCGGTGCGAGCCGTGTTGTTGGCGATGACCTTCAGGATTTGTCCGTTGGCGACGGTCGCGGCCGTTCCTTGCGCGACTGCCTGCACAACTGCATTGAGTCCGTCGCTCGTGACTTGGCTGAGCCTTCGCAGTTCCTCAAACACCTGCATGCCTGCCTGCACGCCGCCGGCCTGTCGTTCGATTGCTGGTGCCGATGCGCCTGCCGCAACAGAGCCGCCAGTTGCCGGTCCTACGGCAGGCAGGGCGGTCCTCACGGCCCCCATGGCAGTTGCCGCCGGCGAGCCTGCCACCGCCCCCATGGCAAGTTGCTGCTGTAAGGCGGCTATCTGGGCCTCGATCTCCGCCGTGTCTGGCATCACGCCGGGAGCCGTCCGGCGGGCGGGGTCGAGGGCGTCTGGGTTTGGCATCGCGTCCAGGGCCCCGCCGGCGGCCTTGGCCCGCAAGGCGGCGATCTGGGCCTCGATCTCGTCGCGGTTGGCCAACTGCTGCACCATCTGGGCGGTGTTCTCGGCCGTGGCCTTAGACGAGTCTTCGAGCGTGTTCAGTTCCGGCCCGATGCCGAGGCCCTCGCCGGAGCCGAACGTGCCGACCGATCGACTTCCGCCAGCCGCCCCAGCCTTGTCATCAGCGGTGGCACCCACTGGCATCACGCCACGATCCACCGCAGCCGCTGCGGCGGCACCACCGGCAGCTGTGGCCTCAATGCTTCCCCGCACCACACCGTTGGCCCGGTCGCGAGCGCGGTCCGCGTCTTTCTGCATTTCTGCGATCGTGTCGAGCCAACCTTGTGCGTTCTTATCGTCGGCAGCCTGCCGCTTCCCGGCAGCCGCCCCACGAGCCGCGTCTCGGTCTGCCGCGCGGGCGTCTGCCGTCGGGGCCCGCTCGCGGGCACGGGCCACCTCGGCATCGACCTCCTTCAATGCCCGGCGCAGCCCGTTGATGGCGAAGTTCCAATCGAAAGCCGCCTGGAAGTAGAGCCCGAGCTTTTGGAAGCCGCTCTGGAGCGTGAGAATGTCGGCCCCAAAAAGGCCCATGAACCGGTCGAGTCCATCGGCCAGCTTGTCGCCGATGAATGCCGCGGCATTCGTGACGAGCGTGCGGATGTCTCGGAATGCCATGTCCCATCCGGCGACGATCCTCGTCAGCACGATGTTCATGTTGGCCTGGAGCAGACCAAACGCGGCCCCAAAGTCGAGCCTCGACAGGGCCGCTCCGATCGCGTCGGTCTCGCGGCGAAACGTCGGGCTCAACTGACGGCCAATCACGATCGCCGCCGTGACGCCCGAGGCAAACACCGCGGCGGCGAGTCCAGCGGGTGTGAACAGGGCCGGGAGCAGCCGCACGCCGGCGGCGATCAGGCTGGCTCCCTTGCTCATCACTTGCAGGCCAATGCCTCCGACGATGGCCGCGGCCCCGAGCCCCAGCATGCCGCCGGCGACCGCGGCAACCGTGGCGACGAGCTGCGGGTTCCGCTCGATGAACATCGTGACAACTTGCAGCATCCGGCCGAGGCCGTTGACAGTGGCCGTTGCCGTCTCGCCCATGCTCGTGATCGTTGCGATCTTCAGGTCGGCAAACAGGGCTCCCAGCCGCCGGACGGCACCGCCAAACGAGTCGAGCACCTGGGCCGCCTTGCCGCTGGCCGCTCCTGCGGAATTTTGGATCTCGCCCATGATCCGGGCGAACTCGCCGCCCAGATTCGAAAGCGTGATCGCGGCCCTCGCCCCGCGGATGTCGAAGATGTCCATGAAGGCCGCCAGCCGGTCGGCGTTGTTCATGCCGGCCGTCGCGCCACCGAGGTCGCGGATCACGTCCATGAAGGGCCGGAGGTTGCCGGTGGCGTCCCGCACGCTCACGCCCAGGGCGTTGAACTTGGCCTCCTCGGAGGTCATCGCCTCGAGCACGCGGGCGAGCTGCGTGCCGGCCATGCTGCCGCGGATGCCGCCCTGTGCGAGGGCACCCATGGCCGCGAGCACGTCGTCGAGCGATTGGCCTGCGGCCTGAGCCTGCGGGCCCACGTAGCTGAGCGACTCGCCGATCAGGTCCACGCTCGTCACCGACGCATTGGCCGCCGCCTGGAGCCGGTCGGCGATGCTGCCGAAGTCGCCGGTCGAAAGCCCAAACTGGCTCATCGTGCCGATCACGACCTCGACGGCACGGGCGAGCTCCATGTTGTCGGCCGCGGCCAGGGCGAGCACCGGCCCGATACCGGCGATGACGCCGTCCGCGTTCACGCCGGCCTTCGCCAGTTCGTTCATGGCGTTGGCCACTTCCGTCGGGCTCTGGCCCATCTGCACGCCCATCTGCCGGGCGGCGGCGTTGAGCTTGGCGAACTGGTCCTCGGTGGCCTTCGTGTTGGCCCGAACCTGCGCCATCGACAGCGTGAAGTTCGCCGCCTCGCGGGCCGCGATCACGAACGGAGCCCCGAGCGCAGCCCCGCCCAGCGACAGATTCGTCCCCATCTGCCGCATGGCCGTCCCCACGGCCTTCAGCTTGTTTTGCACGCGGGTCATCGCCTGCTGAAACGCGCCGTCCTTGGCGAAGATTTCAACGTAGGCTCCACCCGCACGAACGGCACCGGCACCGGCTGCCATTACTTCGCCTCCTTCGGCACGAACTTGCCCAGGCCGAGAGCCCGCAGCATGGCGGGCGTGGCTTCAGGGAGTTCAGGGGAGGGGAGGTACGGGTGGAAATCGGCCGGCTGCGGCGGCGTGCCCTTGTCCGGATCGGTGTGCATCGCGGCGAAGAGGGCCATGAGGCTGCTCGTGTGATTCCACGTTTCGTTACTGCGGCCCCAGGCCATCCACTCCAACTGCCGCAGTGTGTACGGCCACGGGTCTACGCCGCATTGTCCTGCGAGCTCGAAGCAGAGCTCGTATGGGTCTGGCGGATCAACGTCTCGAAGTCGATCGTCTCCAGCTTCGTCTCCACCTTTGCGAGGTCTTCGGCGCGAACCTTTGCGTGGGCGGCCTGATACTTCGCCAGCATCCTCTTCAGCAGCCCCTTCCGGGGCTCCTGGAAAAAATCGGCAACTTCGCCGATCAGCGCCTCCACTGCCTGCTCGATGCAGGTGCCGTCGATGACCGACAGGAAGTCTTCAGTCGTCTTGCCGGCGGCCTCGAGCTGCGGGCGGATCACCGCAGCCAGCACAAGGCAGAATTGCACGTCGTCGGAGAAGAAACCCTGAACCTGTCGATCTGTCGCAAACAGGTCGGTGAGTTTCAGGCCCGTTTCGTCGAGACACCGCTTGACGGTGCCGACGGTCACGTCGACCGTCCACTCGGCTCCATCCTTCGTCTTGAACGTTCTCATGTGCCGTACACCATGCTCTTGAGCGTGACTTCCCAGGCGACGTTACCGTTGATCGGCGACTTCACCTGCACGTTGCTGACCGAAAATTGGGCACTGAACAGCCCAGCGACCGCCAAGGTGAGGAGCTGGCCTGTGGCTGGGTGTTTGTTGAACTTGCTTGCGAAGGTCGCGTAGTTCTCTTCCCAGTAGATGAGTAGTTTCACCGTGGCGCTCGCGCAGATGACGATGCTGCTCGTCCATGCGTGCTGCCAGTTGGTGATGTCGAACTCCTTGCCGGACAGGTCGAGGTCAAAGTCCCGCATTCCCTGGATGGCCGCTCCATTGAGCGTCATCACTTGGTTGTGGCCGAGGACGATGCGGGCCATGCGTCAAGCCTCTGGGGCTGCCTTCATGCCGTAGGAGACCGTGTATTCCCGCATGCCCTTCGGCGTTACGCCCATCTTCACCTCGGTGACGATGGCATCGAGCTGCATCGTGCTTCCGTCCAGGCCGCCGATGACGAATGCGCCGCTGTCGCCTCGCTGTGCGTCCGTGTCCGTGCAAACGATCTCGAACGTGATGTCGACGAGGCCGATCATCGTTTCGATCTGGGTGAGCGGCGTGGCCTTGAACACCGTCACGTCCTGCTCGCTGCCTGAAACCTTGAGCGACGCCGACTTGATGTCGTCGTTATCGACGCCAGGGGCCGTGGTGATCTGCTTGCGGCCGATCTTGTACGTAGGCATGTGCGGAGTTGTCCTTTCGTCAGATGAAGTCGATCTGATCGGCCGTGTCGAGCGGCGTGCCCGGGGTGAGCGTGAGCTTCACGCTCACGACGCCGTCGTCCGGCTCGTCGTACTGGGCGTCGAGCACGATCACCGTTCCGCTGTACGCAGATGAGGTGACCGCAACGCTCTGCCCGAGCTTGTAGCTCGTGGTGTCGTCCACGAGGATCGTGGCCTCAAGCGTGATCTTGGTCAGGCCCGCCTCGACGTGCTTTACGGGCTTTGAGCCGGAGCGGGTCGTGGCGTCGATCGTGTCGCCGCCGTGGGTGAGCGTGAGATCGCTCACGTTCGACAAAGCGCCCGAAATCGTGAAATCCTTGCCGAGGCTGATCGTGGCCACTGTGCCCTCGCCGGTTGACGGTATGGCGGCTCGCTGGCCACCTATACGTCAGTATACCGGTGAGTGTGTCACAACCCGCCGACCTTGAAGCGGTTGGCGAACTCTTTGGCGATGCGTCCCGTCGAGATGGCCTTCGCGAAAGCGGGCCGCATGTAGGGCCGCTCCGGATAGGGCACGTTCTCGCGGAAGCTCGTCTGCTCCCAGCGGTTGAGCCGCTTCGGGCTGCGGCCCACGCGCCAGTAGCCGATGATGCCGGCCCGGTAGCTTCGCGGCCACCGCGGGATCCACGCCCACCCGATCATTTGCTCGGTGCCGCCGAACTCGTGCAGGGCGGCCAGCCACGCGATGCTCGGCGAGCCTTGCCCAACGACCACCGATTCCGAGGTCGGATCGTAGGCGTAGACGATGCCGGGCCGGTCGCGGAGGTTTCCGCGGTGGGTGTGCGGCGGTGTGCCCGGAGCCGACGGGGCCTTGGCCTGGATCTCGAGCAGCCTACGCCGCAGCTGGTTCGCCTGCCGGCGGTTTCCGCTGGCCTCGCTCATGCCGATCAGGTCGCGGATCGTCTGGTCCGGGTTCTCGTTCATCACCTGTAGCTTCGGCCGGGCCATGCCCTGCCGCTTGATCGACCGGCGGGCGATCTGCATCACCACCGACCCGCCCTTGTAGAGGGCCGCCCGCTTTGCCTTCGACATCGCGTTGATGACCCGCGACCGGTCGAAGAAATACTCGTAGTTGATCCCGGCCGGAATCCTCGCGCCGGCGTTGAGGCTCAGCCCGGCCCCTAGGTTGGGCATCGAAGGCAGCAGGGCCCCCATCAGCCACCCCCAAGCACGGCCGGCGGTGCGGCGACCTTATCCTTCGGGACGAGGTAGGTCACCTCGATCTGCGACATGAACACGTTGCGGTCTTGCAGGGCGTCCCTGTCATAGGGCATCGGCAGGGCCAGCTCGCTCCAATCGGTCCCCTCCGGGGCGTCCTCCGGCTCGACGATGTGCGACCGGATCGCGTCGAGAATCGCCTGGTTGAGATCCTCGAGGTCGGCGATGTCGTCCTCGCTGCCGACGTGTTTGGCGATCACGACGCCCAGCGTGATTTCGAAGAAGTCGCACCCGCGCGGAGCCCGTTCGTTGGCCTGGTTGACGGCCACCGGACCCGGCACCACCGAAACCTTGAGCGTGCCGAGATCCTCGAGCTTGTAGTCCGGCGTCCGGCGGTAGACCGCCGTGATGGCCGGCAGGGAGTCGGTCCAGGTGTGGTCCGACATGGCGGCAGCGAGGCCGGTGCCGATCTGACGGGAGAGGTGCGGGTCGGTTGGCATACCCTTATTAGACCACGCGAGCGGCAACACTTTCGCTCGGTAACGCCTCTTCACACCGCCGACAGTAGCGGAGTCTCAATGTACGCGCCCCACTGGTCGGCCATCGCCGCTGCGATCCCTTCGTAGGTCTTGCTTCTGATCTTCCAGCGGTCGGGCGACGGGGCCAGTTTGTTCTGCCCGCTCGCGGTCTGGTTCTCCCAGCGATCCCGGTGCTCCAGCACGTTCGTCGCCCGCAGATGAGGCAAGCCCTTTAGCCAGAGACAGGTAGCCTTCGACTCTGGGTGGCCGAACTGCCAAGGCTGGATGGTCTGGTCGGGCTTCCGCCAGAGCGATGACATGATGCAGACCGGGTTTTCTATGGCAATGTGCGGTATATCGGCCTTTGCTAGCCGCATGAAAAACGACACGCTCGCCTGCTGCCTGCCGTCCATTCGCTTCGCTTGGAAGTGCCTCGCCCCGCTTACGGACAGGTCGGTGCATGGCGGGTGGGCGATCATCAAGTCCCACGGGTAGTCCAGAACATCGCGGACATCGCCTTGGTAGTGCGGGCCGGGCGTCTCGGTCGGCAGAAGGTCGCATGACATCGCCTCATGCCCGAGAGCCAAGAAGGCGTCCCGCACGGCACCACTGTACTCACAAGCGATCAGCACCCTTGCCATGACCGCAGATTACCGAGCGTGGCAACTGGGTCAACGCTCGTTCAGAAGCGCGACCGCACCTGATTTCTATCGTTTGGTCCGCTCCAGAAGCGCCCGCAGCGCTGACGAAATACGCAGGCACTCGTCCTTGTCTGGTGGACGATGATGGCCGATTGCACTCAGTTCTGAGTCGGCAGCGACAATCGCTTCCAGTTCCGCGTCGGTGAGCGTGAGCCGATGGCTCCAAGAATCAACGGTTTGTAACGACCCGTCCTCGTTCACTCCGATGATCGGCCGTGCTGGCGTCCACTTGTCCATCGCGTCCCTCTCTGATTTCAGTAGCGCAATTGCTAAAAGTCGCCGCCGCATGACCCAGAATCAAAACTGCTTCCTGAGTCATACGAGCCACTGTCGTAACTGCTGCCTCCAGAATCGTATGAACTAGAGTCATACGACCCAGCCCCAGAATCTACCTCCGGCGTCTGGTGGCAGTGGTGGTCTTCCGATGTGTTCATCATGTCGCCAAGCATCCCTCCAGCGAGGTTGCCGCCAAGCAATCCGCCTACAAGTCCGTCGTTCGTGGCGTAGCCGAGGGCAACAGACTGCACAAAACCATCGTCAGACGATGCAGGCACGGCAGTGACGATTGCGTGCTTCGGCTTCTTTTTTCTGAGCCAGCCAAACATGGAAACTCCTTTGGTTTCGTAGATAAGAAACGTCTTTACCTGCGGCGTGTAGTGTCAGGTTCCTTCGCAAAAAAACTGCCGGATCATACGTGCAATCCGACGAGATTCGTTGCATTTTGCATATGTTGCGGGCGTAACATATCGAATCAGATATGTTTCACAAACGAGATTCTGTAAGCATTAGCGGTGCATTTCTCTTACAGAACAGAGCCTGTCACTTTTCGACAGTTTGTGTAGTGCCGGTGCCTGCGGGTCGCGGTGCCGGTTTATCTTTCCGGTCGCTGCCGCAAGCTGTCGCCGCCGGCGCGGCGTTGCTGTCCCGCTCGGGATCGTCGGCATCGAAATCGCACGTTTTCGACTCGGTCTGTCCCGCTCGGGAAATCATACGAGAAGCTCCACAAGCTCATGCGGGATCAACTCGCGAACGGCTTCCAGTTCGCGTGTCGCCTCGTCACCGATCTCGGCGTATTTGAGCCGGCCCCGAATCGCCTGCTGGATCGCCTCCAGGGCGATCAAGGCGTCCCGGCCCGCGAGGCAGTACCGATGCTCGCGGGCGTCGTCGGGGTCGCTGCAATCGAACCGGAGGATGGCTTGCATGACCGCAGCCTATGCGATGCGTCAATCGGGTCAACGCTCGTTTTATCGCGATTTGCGATTAGCGAAATGCCACTGGGGCGGCCCACTCGTCGCCAAGCCGTTGTCGGGCTGCGTTACGTCTCGCCCCTGCCCGCCGCCAGCCTGCGCGAGGCGTTAGCTCCAGTGTGGCACTGGGCGACTGGCGGAAGGCTTAGTGTTTTGGTCTGTACTCTGTGGGTGTACGGTCACTCGCGCGGCGGATCGGGCGGGAGCAACGCGACCGCTTCGGCCCAAGGCAGCACCTCCACCGCAGCGCTCAGCACCGTCTTGTCCGCAGCCTCCCACATTGCGTGCAGAAGCCCGCCGGGTTCGATCTCTGTGAGAACATCGGCACACAGCATCAACCGCCCATCGGTCAGCGTGCGAGGCACAGGGACGCAGTTAGGCGAGCCATAAACCGCGTGCAAATCCGCGAGCCGAAAGGCAAGCTGCGAATTGAAAACCAACGCGAGGCTCTTAGCTTCGGCGTCAGAGATTGGAAGTGTCAGTTCGCTTAGTTTCATGTTCGATTTAGTGCAGAGCGGAAAGCTGACATTGCGGTTGTGTAAGCAGACACTTGCGATGCAGTCATAGTTTGTCCGATTGAATACGCACTTATCCGTGCGTTGACCCTCTCGCCCACAGTTTGAGCCGCGCCATGCGCCCCGCCAAAAACGGCGAAGCCGTGCGCGTCTGGGTAGGTGATGGATGTTGTTGCGTCAGTGCCTTCGGGTGCGCCATTGCGATAAAACGTAGGCCAAGCGCCGACAAGGTGGCCGGCACCAATGTCGGATGCGTTTATCAAAGTCCCAAAATCACCAGAGTACGGGCCGTAGACGCCAAACGTGCAGCATCTATTTGTGCTGCCCGTTCTGGCGTCCAAGTTTGCAAGCCAACCGCCAAAAGACCCCGTCTCACCGGCCTGCCTGGCTCTATAGACGCTGATTATTGAACGAAAGCTGGTTTGCGTGTTTGCAGAGCGAATGTCTGCCGATAGGTGTAGATTTGCCGCTGCGGTGACGTTGCCAGGAACCCCAGTCAGCAGTGACTTGGTGCTTCCATTGCCTTGCAATCCAGCCGACGATCCTGTGTTATTGAAATCAGTGCCGACGAAATTGTTATTGGTATCGGTGACAAGTCCACGCGCCGACGCCGTCAGGCTCTCAGCCCTATAAAGCGGCACCAGAGCCGCCGCAAGCTGGTCGCCGCAGAACAGGTTCAGCCGGTAGAAGCGGTCGCGGATGCCAGCGGCGTTGATGCTGGCACAGAACGTCGAAACCGCCGCCAGCGTGTTGCTGCTGACGGTGCCGCCGTTGGTCGTGACGCGGGTCACCCAGTCCAGGGCGTCCGGGTGGACGGCGGTGCCGCTGGCTCGCGGGCGCAGGAGTCGTGGGCTAAGTGGCATGGCGCGGCGTTACTGTAGGGATGTAAGGTCGTCAGTTCTGGTCGCGCCCAGCGTCGGTGCCGGTCGCGGTCATCTTCGGCTGTAGGGCGTACAGGAGCTTCGTCTGCTCCGTGATCGCCTTGGCAATCTCTCGCTGCGTCTCCCGCAGTTCCTTCACCGTTGTACGGTGTTCGTCAAGCAACGGGATCAACAGGTCGGTGCGGATGAACCACGCCAGAAACACGGCGACCAGTGACGGGAAGCCGTACTTCGAGAGCAGCTCGAACATGGTGTCTTTGGCGGCGTCGGTCATTTCGTTAGCTCATGTTGCATCACTGTCAGTAGCGCCCGATGTGACAGTCGCTCCAACCACCACTTCACGAGCCACTGTACTACTGCGACCGCAACGGCTTGCAGCAGGAACACCCAGATGAACCCGTACTCGCCAGGCTCCTGTCCGCTCATGGCCTGATGCTCACGCTTCACCGCAGTAAGCAGGGCATGCACGTAAACGTCACGCTGCTGGTTGTCGCGGCAGGCCGTGAGGTAGTCGCCAGACCAGTTGGCGACCGACAACTGCACGAGGTCGTTCACGGCGGCTCGGCCCACGAGCCTCTTGCGGATCGGCGGCAGGGCGGCCCAGCATGCTGACTGGAGGTCGGCGAGCGTCATGGCCGGCACTTTCCATCTGGGCAGGGCTGAGCCGCCTTCGGCTTTTTGCAGACGCAGGTCGGCGGGCATGGGCACGGCGTGCGGTGGCCGTCGCCATGCGTGATGTATCCCGTGCCTTTGCATTGCGTGCAGCACTCGCCCGGCTTCGGTGCAGGCTCGGGGGCGGGCGGCAACTGCCGCATCCGCACAACCTCCCGAGCCACCTCACACGCTAGGTCGGCGGTCAACGAATCATCGGCGGGCAGGCTGGCGACGCAGCCCACGAACGCCACCGTCAGAACGATCAGCCACCGAGTCACAGGATGCCTCCAGTCCAATCGGGCAACTGCTTGGCAGGCCATCCGTTGACGCCAGAGAACGCGATGGCGTATCGGCCTTTGCAGTCCGACCATCTCGACCAGAACGCCCCATGCGGGATCTCAAGCTGCGTGCCAAGGACCGACCGGCCACCGCTGTTCCACTTTCCCCAACTGTTTTGGATCAGCACCAGCGGTTCGCCGTAGGCCCGCTTGATTTCGTCGCGGTCATCGACGCCAAGGTAGGCGAGAGCGTGAGCCCAGCCCTGCGAAGTGCGGCGGCTGACGCCGTTGGAATCCCTTGTCTCTGACCACGATTCGCCACCACACGAAGAGATGCAGTAGCCGTTCGCCAAAAGGTCTCGCACTTCCTCGAACGTCCTGGCCCTGGTCGCCGTTCGCACGAGATGCTCAGCCCCGATCTTGCGAATCTCGGCCCCCGGCTTGGACGCTCCCCACTTACCAGCCAGCTTGCCGTCGTACCGCGTGAGGTCGATGCCGAGTTGTTCGTACCGCTTGCGGAGCCACAGGCCTGACTCTTTCAACACCACTTCGGCGGCGTGGTCGCAGCTCCACCCGTCCCCACCGTGCGAGCGAAACCAGTAGATCGCTTCACACGAGAGCACGCCGTCTCGGCGGGCCTCGTCGCTGATGTCTGGGGCACCCTCACGCAGGCCCGTCACCTCGTCAGGCTGGCCAGCGGCGATCTCGCAGGCGAGCGTGCCTAGGCAGGCGTTCCGCGTCGAGTGAGCCACACAGTCGCCACGGGTCTGAGCCGACGCGGGCAGCGAGCCGGGGAAGACTTGCTCGATCACGGCCCACGGAGCCGACAGCTTGCCAGCCCCGGAGCCGACGAGCCCGTAGCGGCGACAGGTCGTGCCGCCGTCCGGTGCCTGTCCTTGCTGGAGAAGGTACTGCGTCAGCCTCTCAGACGCGGCAGGATCGGCGTATACGCCGACCAGCCCACGCAGATACTCCTCCTGAGGGTTCCACGGCATGGGGTCACCCTCGCGGCGGCAGGGCCGCCCAGGCGATGGCGCGGCACAGTTCGGCAAATTCCTTCCGCAGTTCCGGCGTCACCGTCACCACGTCCTTGCCGATCACGTTGGCAAACGCGGCCTCGGTCGCCTCCCGCAGCCCGGCGTACTTGCCCGGCTGGTTGCCACCGATCCGACGCCAGCCAATGTCGAGAGCCAGAACGACGAACGCCCGCAGCGAGCGAGTGTCGGTGAAGACCACCTCGCCCACGATGGCATCGCCGCCGACCACGACCGCCGCCTTCGTCCACAACTGCGCCCAAAGCATGCGGTCTGACATAGGGGCAGAGGCGAACGCATCTGCCACCGGCTTCACTTTCAACTGCATCGCATCACTCGGCGTCTCGACCTTCACCGACTGCACCACGCCCGGCAACGCCAGCGACGGCATCGGCACCTTGCCCCACGCCGCCGCGACAATCAGAGCGGCTGCTGCAATCCGTGCGAGGAGTCCGGCTTTTTCTTTGCCGGCTTCCAACGCACGGTGCGCGAGGGCTTGGATTTGTGCCCGGTAGGGAGCAAGCAATAGAGCCGCCGCAGCAAGTACGGCAGCGGCACGAAGCGAAGAGTCATTCACCGACGCATCCCTTCGATCTTGTCCACGGCCCACCTGACCAGCTGCTCGCCCTCTTTGGTTTTGAGCAGGGCCGCGACGTGCTTTACCAACTCGTCGTCCAGGCCGCTGTCGGTCTTGCTTGCCAGCCATTCGCACGCTTCTCCAACCACAACCGCCTTGGCATACGGATCAAACGCCGAGAGGTAGCGCTGCCCGAACGTCAGGAGCGGGGCGAAAGAATTCAGCAGCGCGAGCTTCTCCCAAATGGTGAGGTTCGCACCGTACTGCCCGACTTCCTCGGGCGTCATTTCAAAAGCGGGCATGGGCGTCAGTCCTCCTTCTCAGAGTCTGCCGGTTCATCGCCCGCCTCTGGCAGAGGGAAAACGACCGTGTCGTTTATCCAGTCCCAGAGGTAATCCCACGTGGCTTTTGCGTCCTCGCGCACTTCGGCAAGCGAAAGCGTGTACGGCTGCCGCCAGATTTCCTCGGCCTCCCCGACGACCTTACCGCCCTCGGTCTCCATCCTGGCGTAGATGTAACGACGCCCAAACTCGAGCGTGATCCGCCGGTCGATGTAGTCCTTGTCGGCGGGCATCAGTCATCCCACGACTCCATCGCGTCGCGGGCCTCGTCGGTGAGTTCAATTCTGGTGAGCGAAAACATCGTCGGCTTCGTCACCTGCCGCTCATGTCGCGTCGCTTCCGTCCACGATATTTGCACGCAGGTCACTCTTGCAGCGATCATCGGCGCGAGACTCAGGCTCGACTCCGATGCCGCAATCTCCTCTGGCGTCGGTGCCGCAAGCCGCTCAGGCTTCTTCCGCAGCTTGCGGTCGTGACGCTTCGGCAGATGCCAGTAGTCACGAAGACGCACGACTTGGTCGCGGCTCACCGAGTAGCGGTCGCACAGATCACGCATCGTCACATGCGCCATCCAGTCGGCGTGAAACGCGGTGACGACGATGGTGGCGGTGTTACCGCGTGGCATCCTTGCTGCTCATTTTTTCTTTCGAGTCTTTGCAGGAGCCGTGATCCTAGCCGCGTATGCAAATCCAAACATTCGCTGCGGCTCTGGAGGCTTTGCGCCCTTTTTGACGTTGTCCATGGCCCACATTGGCCTGAGATTCTTGTAGTTGAACGCAGCTAATTGCTGCTTTTCATCGCGCAAATCAAAAAGAGCAAGCGGGATGATGTGATCTATGTGCCACTTCCCTCTGTTATCCCAGCTCATTCCGTCCGTAAACTGCGACTCAATATGAGCAACCAAAGTATCGATGTCGCATCCGACATATGCGATTGTTCTGCCGCTTTTGGGCTTTTCTCTGTTGTTGAGTACTCCGCACAAGCGAACGCGAACTCTTTGCCGAAGCCAGAACGCATAATCAGTTGAAAGTTTTTTCTTTACATACCGAAGGTTGTATTCCCTTACGCGATCTTTATTCCTTTTCCGCCATGCCGTTTCTCGGACGCGGTCGGCTTTTGCCCTCCGTTTAGCAGCTGCCTTTCCTTGCTCTCGCAGCCTGTCCCTATTGGCCTTGTAATATGCTTTTCTGCTCTCACGAATCCTGTCTGCATTTTTTTCTGCATACTCCCTCGATCTCTGCAAAATCCGATCTTTGTTCGCTTGGTAATAGGCTTTTTCGTATGCGGATCTGGCCCGCTTTCTTGCCAGAAGTTCTTCTTCTTTTGGCTGTGTAGAATCAGCCATAGCCATCTCTCCTATGTCAGTAGGGGTGCTGGTTAGAGACGGCGGCGGGCTGCAATCCCGTCGCCGTTTCGTCTTTTTATACCCCCTCACTAGGCGGATCACAACTGTGCATCCATCGCATAAACGTCCTTTGCGATGGGTTCACGAACATTCGCTTCCCTGTCTTTTTGGCGATAGCGCGATGCGCCGAAGTGTGTTCGCAGTCCGATGAGCCGTCGTACTCCGCGTGCAGGTAATCCTCTGTCCTGTAGATGCAGAGTCCGCCGAACGCGCTGGCGACCACGACTGGAGATGATCCGACAGGCGGAAGCCAGTTGTGTTTCCAGCCTCCTTCTCCTCGCGTGTAGTCGTCAAAATAAACATCTGGCTGACCAATCCCCCTGGCTGCCCAGCAGTCGTAGTGAAGCCAGGAGCGGCTCACCACGGGATGGCCGCGATCGTCTTGCTTTAGCGATGGATGCTCGAGCAGCGACACGCTGGCCATTCCGAACGCACCCTGTAAATCAACCATCCAGCCGATGCCGTTTAGCACGCCGTCATGCCACCAACCGCCCCAGGCGTCGAAGTCCACCGCCATCACGTAGTCGCAGTCGGCGGCGTTTTCCCGCACCCATCGCTGGCACGCCGTGCGGTACTCCGCAAGCTGCACCGTTCGACGCCCGCCGAACTCGCCGCTGTAGCTCTCTCGCCCGAGACGCTGTGAAGCGAACGTCGCCTGCCGATACTCTGAGGCGAAGTCGGCGAGCACCTGCACTGTGTCGTCGGCCGAGTCGTTTTCCTCAATGTGCAGCCGCCACGACTCACACTCGCCGGCTATCCGCAGCACGCGAGACAGGTTGCCGGCGAGGGCCGATGCACAGTCGCGGGCCAGCCCGACGAAGCACACCTTGGCATGCCGCAGCCGGTAGCGGCCAAGCTGCACCTGGGCTGCGTAGTCTGCCGCGAACTCCGGCAGCGGCAGCACCAGATGCTCATGCACCTGCGGCGCGGGAGGCAAGATCGCGGATCGTTCCAAGCCTGTCGGCATATTGGGTCACGTGCATGAAGTAAGGACTGTCGCACTTGCGTCGGTCTGCTGGGTGATGGTTCCACTCAGGCCCGAGAAACGTTGTGCGGTGATAGAGCGTGGTCGGTGTGTCAAGCCGGCCGACCGGCCCCGGCTCTACCGCGTAGCCCATCAGCCGCATGATGGCGGCCTGCTCCCACCACGGGTGATGCGGGAACTCTGCCCCAATGTTCCACGCCTTGAGCAGCACGTCTTGCATAGCCTGCGTCACGGCCCACACGCCGCAGTTCGGGACGCGCCCGCACTCGGTGTGATGTTCAACAAGAGCGTGATCCGTATCGGGCCTCAACTCTACGAACACATCATGCCACGGCTGGATGATCACAACATCGGCATCGAGCCAGAGTACGCGGTCAAAATAGCCGAGCATGCCATGAACAACAGGTAACTTGCTCCACGACGCAGGCCGTTGGCTCTGCAACTCAAACGACCGAAACTCACAGCCGTGTCGCTCCGCATACTTCGCCATGAGCGGAGCCGTGATCTCGCTCATCTGCCGATGCTCGTCGCCGCTCCATCCTGTGACGATGCACGCTTTCACTTGACCCCCACGAACATCTGCCGGCCGCGAGCGTCAGGCTCAAGAACCATCGTGCGGCCGAAGCGCTTGGCTATTGCGGACTGCGAGGTCGGCGACAGCTGCTCCCAATCGTGAATCGCGAGCGTGTCGCACAGCCCGGCCGCAGTGAGGTACTCAGGCAAAACGGCATCGCCATGGCATGCGTCGTGAAAGATCATGTCCCACGGCTCCAGCCCAAGCTGGCAATCACGCAGGAACCGCCCGGCATCGGCCTGCACCGGCTGGATGTTCTCCAGTTCGAGCAGCGCCCAGTACGCCACGCGATCCGCCTCACAAACCGTGTCGCACAGATCCACGCTGACGACCATCGACTCTGGAGCCGCGATGGCGAGCGCCGCCGTACTGATGCCGGCGTGGCTCCCAAGCTCAAGAATCCGCCAGCCATCCTGGCCGGCGACGATCTCGCACAGAAACGCAATGTGCTCTCGCGCAGTCGTCATCTGGTGCGAGTCATCGACGCCGGCCAGGTATTCCTCATAGGTCATGGCGTCACTCGTAGCGGATCACGGCGAACCAGCCGCGGCGAACTGGCGACCACGCCACCGCTTTCTCAACGATGCGATACCGCCCGTAGTAGCAGCACGACCGCAGGGCCGCATCGGGGCCAGCCGTCGAGAATCCGATCCCTTCACGCCGCCCGCCGTTGCGGCCACAGTGCCGCAGGATGCCCGTGCGTGCCATCTCGTCGGCATCGATCTGGGCCGACGAGATATTCACGCGGCGAGCGTAGATGTTCGTGTCGGCGGAAGCCGAGCACGCGAGCATGGCCAGGGCAAGAGTCAGGATGAAACGCATGGTCACTCTCCGTGGTGAAATTCGCCCGTCCGTGGGCGACGTGCGGAGAGTCTGCCGAGAGTGTCAAGCGATCCGAACCGTCGTGCGGCCTTGGTTGCCGTAGCTCTTCTCGACCACCACTCGCCCGACCTGCGTATCGTCCACCCACGCCACGCCATTCAAGGCGTCCTCTATCCCCTTGAGGCAGTTCGAGCAGTCCGCCCGCGGCAGCTTCGGAGCCGTTGCCTTCAGCCCGCTCTTCAGGAAGTGGCTCTTCGGGCGGGCGAACACGAGATCGACAATCAGCGTGATTGGGGCCGCGTCAGTCGGCGTCGCACCGGCCTGCCGGGCGGCGGCAGCAATCGCCGCCCGGTAGGAGTGAATCGGATGGCTTGCAGGCGTATACGCATGCCCGTGCCGGCCGCGAGTGGAGATGCGTGGCCGCGGCTGCGGCACTGGATCGCCCGGCACCTCGAATGAAATCGCTTTCATTCCGGCATCGTGGCGATGCCGTCAAGCAACCCACTCGCCAGCGATCTTCAACTCACGAATTCGCGACAGCACCCACGGCGATAGCTCGAGCGTCTCCATCGGCTCGGGCTCGCCCCAATCGTCTGGACAGCCGCCAATCTCATGGCGAACCACGGCAGCACGCTTCGGCAACGCATGCTTCTTCGCCAGGAGGTACAGCTGCTTGTCGGTGATCCCGAGCTTGCGGGCCACCTCAATCGTCGTCAGCCGCTGGTCGGCCCACGCGGCGAAGAGATTCTTCACTGGTACCGCGCTGGCCCGTTTCATCATGCGGGCGTTTGACTTTCGTACGGGCACTGCATCAAACAATCCGGCCATCGTCGCTTCCTACTTGGTGTGTTGGATGATGCCGCCGCGCCGACCCGATGCCGACGCGGCGGCACTGTCAGTCAATCCTTCGCCAGCGGCATCACGATGCAGCGGCAGTCCTGTGCTCGCAGCACGACCGCCGACTGCTCGTTCTCGGCCTCGATCTCAATCGTCTCCTCGTCATCGAACGACCCGCAGCCGAGCCACTCCGTGACGAACCGCGGGTCGAGGCTCACGCTGCACGTGTCGCCCGACTCGACCAGATCACACGTGCATGACGCCTCGCCGGCCTCGGCAGAACAGCTCGTCAGATGCAGCCCCTCGCCCGTGAAGGCAAACGTCACGCCCTTCGACTGCTCCGAGGTGCAGATCGCGGCCTGCCGGCACGCCGCACGCAGCGCCCCGACCACAGCCGACGACGGCTTCACCGTCCGCGTCGGCTCTACGTCACGCCAGTTCGGGAACCGGCCATCGACTAGCACCGCCCGGATCGTCGTGCCGCCGATCTCGGCCACGATCATCCGGTCACTTGCGTCGATCTGGATGCGGTCATCCGATCCCGCCAGCCGGCACAGCACATCGACCACCCGTCGCGGCACAATCGGGGCTCGCCGCTGCCCGTTCTTCGGCTCACGCACGAAGTCATCGGTGGACACGTCCACCTCGCACTCAGCCACGCACATCCGCCGGCCATCGGTGCCGATAAGCGACAGCATGCCCTTGTAGAACTCGATCAGCACACCACCGAGGGCGTAGCGGCTGCTCTCGTTATCCGTGGCGAAACGGACGGAATTCATCAGCGTGACGAACTGGTCACCCGGCAGATGTACCATCGGCTTCGCGTCCACCTCGCCGGCTGCCGGGAACTCCCGAGCGTCTTCGACAGGCAGTCGCCACTGGCCACGGCCCGAGCGGACGATGCACGACGTGCCGTCCGCCAGTAGTTCCACGGTGTCGCCCTGGTCGAGCGACCCGACGATCTTGGTCAGCCGCTCATGCGGCAGTAGCAGATCCGGCCCGTCATAGCAGTCGAGAGGCGTCGTGATCCGCAGTTCGAGGTCCGTGCCCGTCAGCGTCTCGCCGGAGAGCAAAACGTTCGACAGGATCGGCTTCGGGCTGCGGGCCTGAACAGCCGGGGCCACGGCGTGCAGCGCACGCTTGAGGTCTGCCACCGACACGCTCGTGCCGGTCACACGCTTCTTTCGTTCCTTCGTTGCTGTCGTCATTGCGAGATTCCTTTCTCAACTGGAGTGAAACACCTACCGCCACCCCGAGTGCGAACGTGCACGCGAGGAGAAGTTCGCCAATCGCCACCATCACGAAGTCACTGATGGTCATGCCGCACCGCCTTTCTGTTCGCCGTAGCAGACCCGACGAAGCAAGTCGCGCTCCGCTTCCGCCACCTCCACCGCCGACGCCAGCGTCACGCAGCGGTCGGCGGTCTTGTCGATGGCCTTCGCCGCCAGGAGCAAGACGATGGCGGTCATGTTCACCGTGTGCTCGTCGCGGGCAGCCGCCCGGCACTGCTCCGCGATGTCGCGGAGGCTGAGGGGTTCAAGGCCGCTCATGCGCCACCTCCGACAAGCTCGAGGCCGGCTGGCGTGAGGCGGATCGTGCGGCCGGAGCGGTCGCAGTAGGTCAGCATCCCGCGTTCGCGGAGTAGCCGTACGTGCGTCTGGCTTGCGTTGGGACTCGCGAAGCCGAAGGCACGGCAGATTTCCCGCCGCGTCGGGCCGTAGCCCTTCTCCGCGATGTAGGAGGCCACCCAGCGGAGGATCTCCACTTGGCGGGTGGTTGGGGGTGGGGATTCGATTGTCGTGGTCATGGTCATGCTCCGATGGCTATTGGCTGGATGTCACCGCTCGGCGTCACGCGGCCGAACTGCGGAATCTCCCCGAGCAGCCGACGCCGTGCGTAATTCAGCAGGCGAACGGCAGATCGCGAGTGCATCTGCGGCAGCTTGTCCAAAACTCGCTGCTCGATGTCGTCAAAGTCAGCAGCCGACGACATGTCGATCAGCACAACGAAGTCTTGCGAAAGCCGCTTGTCTTCGTCGTCGTTGATGTTCAGTTCCAGCTTCGGCTCGGGCTTCGTCGTCTGACGCATCGCTTTCCTCTGCGACAGCCCTAGCTCGCGGTATTCGTCCAGAATCCACTTGAGTTGCGGGTACAGCGTGTCGCGGGTTCGCTTCACGTTCTTCAACGCCGCGTAGAGCAAGTCCTGATCGACTCGCTCGTGGCTCAAGTCGTCCTTCCACAGACGGCGTTCCTCGTCTGACCACTGGCACTGCGGCCAGAGCTGGTTGATCGACGTTCGGTTTTCGTCCCACGTTCTCACAGGTTCCCTCCTGCTGGCTGACGTTCTCGGTGCTTCCGTGCATCATGCTTGGGGTGGTCAAACTCCCCAGCCAAGATCTTGTCTACGAACTCAAAGAACTTCGTGACCGCCAACGGCTTCTCGAAGAACTGGCACCGTGGCAATCGCTCCATTGCCAGCCGTGCGCGATCCAGCCAACCTGGCGTAGCGGCGTAGTCCACCCACGCCGAAGGGGCGATGAGAGGCTCCCAGCGGGCCGCCCGATCCGTGACGTTCCAGAGGGGCACAAACTCAGCCCATGCCTCTGCTGCCCAGCCAGGACGGCGAAACTCGTTTCCGCTGTGTGTGTGTGTGTTTTCTAAGGGAGAAGGGTTAAGGGAATGGGGAGAGGGGAGAAGGGAGAAGGCCCGGCTAGTTCCGGAATTTCCGTGACCGGCCGCGGAAGTTCCGTGACTAGTCATGGAATTTCCGTGACTTTGCGTTTCGCCCGTGTTTTGTGGGGGTTCTGGCAGTCCCTCAGACGTTTCCTTTGGGTGCGGGTTCTGGTGCTTGGCGAACCCGTTCACTTGAACGAACGTCCTGCCGTCAACGGTGTACAGCTGGACAAAGCCGCGGGCCGCAAGCTGCTCCATTAGGCCAGCCACATCGCAGTTGTCGTATGGCAACAGCTGCGCCTTGATCTTGGCGTGGCGGCACTCCATGCGGCCGTCGCGGTCAACGAGCGTCCAGAGGCCAGCGAACAGCAGGCGGGCCAGCGGGTCGCACTCGGCCAGCATGTCATTAGAGAAAAAGCCGGGCTTAAGAAGGCGTGTCCGTGCCATCCGTGGCTCCTTCAGTTTGCGGTGGTCCGGAGTTGATCTCGTCGAGCACCTGGCTTTGAAACTGCGTCCATGACGTGACTCGCTTAGCGAGCCACTCCAGCCACTCAATGCTGACGCCGACGGCCTTGGCGTCCTCTAGCAATTGCATGCATCGCCAATCGTTCAGGTAGCGGCATCGGTTCCGAAGGATGCCGCGGATGTAAAAGAGCTTTGCAGCGCCAGGGTTCTTTTCATCAGCCTTTCGGACGGCCACTACGCGGCCGATCTTCCAGAACCACTCATTCGTGACGCCATCGCGATCATCCTCGACGCGTGATGACTGCATCGCCCTGTCGGCTGCTTCGTGTATCGCGCTACAGATAGCGTCAAACCCGTGGCGTTTGATTAGCTTTCTGATTTCGTCACGCGCGGATGGAGTCCATGTGCAGCCCGCTTGGCCGATTGACTCAAACCAAAGCGACTGGGCCAGATCGACGGCCTGGTCATTGAGGTCAACGAGCGACATATGCCACTGATGCAGCATTTCCAGTTGCTGCCGTCGCTCTTCAAGGTCTTCTAGTTGCGACCGCCGCTTTTCAATCGCGGACGAATCCGAGAGTCGCTTATCCGACTTGCCAGCGTTGCACGCGCGGCAGGCTGTCGCGAGGTTCAGCAAGTCATTGGTGCCACCTGCCGCGACGGGCGTGATGTGGTCAATCTCTAGCACCACGTCAGGGGCCTTGCCGCCACAGTATTGGCACGTGAATGAGTCTCGCTTAAAGACCTCGAACCTCACCGACTTCCGAATTGCTTCTCTTTCCATCTCTTCTTTCCTTTGTGTTCAGCGGCGAGGGTCTTTCAGCATTTGCCGCAAGTTGGCAAACGCCATCTCCATGTCGCGGAAGACTGAGTGGCCCCAAGGCTTGCTATAGAGGTGCATCATCAACAAATCGTCAAACAGCCTCTTGCCCTCAATAAACCCGTAGAGTTGCTTTTCCACCCCTACAGCGTCATCGCAAAAAACGATTGACCACTCTCCGAACGTCTTGTGCACGTACCACCCTTCTTCGTCATCCATGCGCTCAATAAGATCGTGCGGGAAGACAATCGTGTTTGACTTCCTTCCATTGCACGTCTTGCAAGCAGTCACTTTATTGATGTCGTGGTCGCTTCCGCCTCGTGATCTCGGTATCAGGTGATCAACTTCAAGCGCATCTGAACCAGGCATTGCGCCGCAATAGCGGCACGCAAACCTGTCTCTGTGCAAGATCTTGAACCTCGCCGTCCTGTCTTGACGCCATGCAGTCTTCATTCGATTACTCCTTCCTCAACGATCACCACTTCCGCCTTCATCTTCCCCCTCGTCTGCAACCATTCCCTCCGATACGCCTCAAACGAACGCGGCCCAAAGTCCTTGACCCAGTTCACGTACGCGATCACGCACTGCTCGATCTCGGGATCGCGGTTCTGCTCATCTCGCTGCTTGCGTGCGGCGAGTTCATCTCGCTGCTTCTCCTCTTTCCATGACAGTTCTTTGGCCATCCGTAGCTCCTTTTCCATTCCGCCCCGCCGCGTCGAAGCGGCTTTCGCGCCTATCGCGAGGGCGGCCTGCACCTACAGCCACGGGCAGTCAGGAATCGGGAATCGTGCATCAGCCCTGCAATACAACTTGCTGAGGCTGCGTCCTTCGAGAAACGCGCGAAGCGCCGTGCATGAACGCATAAACAACTCCTGCCTCGCTTCACTTCCGCCTGCATTCAGCGGAGTTGTCAGCAGGAACTCACGCAGCTTGATGGCCGCACTCTCGTCCGGTGCAGCACCGACTCCCGAGTGAAGCAAAGACTTGAACCGTTCCAAGTCAACGTGACTCTGAGTGAACCAAGCGGAAGCAATCGCCGCAGACACTGCGGAATTTGAAAGACCCCTGCACGCCTTCGGCGGAACCGCAAACGCCATGGCATCGGCGACGTGCTCGCAAAAAATGGCGAACTTTCCAGTGTCAAAACACTGGTTGTTCCATACCGTCTCGTTCCTTGCCGCGTGGTAGTCCTGCCACAACGCCCGACAAATTGCCACCTCCGTCTGCGACAACTTCATTCCCATGAAGTTGAGGACGTTGGTGATGGAACGCGGCCTGCCACTGTCGATGGCATGAATCAGTTCTTGCGAAAGCCCCCACGTGACCATCATTTCAACAGGCGTATCGCCGCTGGCGATTGCGGCCAAGCGATGCTGACCATCGGCCAAGCTGCCGTCAGCGTAAAAGGCGATGCCTTGGTGCGTTATCTTCCACTTGCCTTCAGCAATTTGCTGACGCATCAGAGAAACGCGATGCTGATTGATCGGCCTGTTGTTCTCGTTCTTAAGCAACCACTCGGATGCCATCTCTGGTGTCACAAGCACGCGCCGCGTCGAAAACCCATCGCACACTGCGGTAGCCATATCTCGTCTCCTTTGCTCTCGCGATTCCTTTCACCAACCCGGCCGCACGTCAACGCGACGCCGCCGCAACTTTCCATTCCCGCTCGTGCCGCCCACTCGCGCTCCTCACCAGCCGGCCCGTCTCAGCGATCAACCCGGCCTTGGCGAGTTCATGCAGCCGCCTCCCGATCTGATGCGGGACTAGGCCGCAACGCGCCGCGATTGCTGACGCACCGCCTGGAGCCGCGGCCAGCGCCTCGAGGATCTGCCGGTGGTGCTCGCCGCGGAACCGCTTGGCATCCGCAGCAGCGATCCGGCTCGTCACCGGGTCGGTGCGGCGAAAGAGCGGGAGGTCTTCTAGGTCTGTTGTCATGTGTCGGCACTCCTTTGCCTTTGTCCGTTTCACATCAACTGAGGAGGCTTCGGAGTCTTGCTCCGCAGCTGGGACCAATCGCAATATGCCTGCTCGAAAAGTGCAGGCGACCGATGCCCGAGGTGAAGCCGGCCTGAGCCAGCCTGGGCCATCTCGCAATGAGTCGCTGAAGAACGCCTCAGGAACTTCGACGTGCCAGCGACTCCGCAGCCGTCGAGGTGCGACCGCATGATCCGCATGCATTGGCGAGGCTTGGCCACCCACCCCAGAATCCGCCCGTCGGGCGAGCGGGCCAGCATAGCGTGCACGGCTTCAAGGCACGCAGGGGAAAGGGTTCGCGTCAACGGATCGCCCGTCTTGCTCTGCGTCCACGAAAGCGAATCGCCGTCGAGCTGGTCGCCGCGGAACGACATGACATCTCCGAACCTCGCGCCGGTTTCGTAGCCAAGAAGCAGCCACGCTCGCAAAAACGTGCCGTGATCGGCACCGCTGCGCAGTCGCTTGCCATCATGCTTGCTCGCGTTGGCGACGACGGCCTGGAGTTGCGATACCGTCCACGCCTTCGTGGGCTTGCGGCGAGCCTTCATCCGCATCACGCCGCGAGGCGCGACATCCATCAAGCCGGTTTCGTAAGCCCAGCGCCAGAGCGAAAGCAGGATCGTCCGCTCACTGCGGACGGTGATGCCGCTGACCTTCTCAACGCGGGCCAGCAAGTAGCGGTTGATCCGCTCGGCCGCGACGACGCCCGCGCGTCCAGCAATCCGCCTCACATTGTGCGAGTAGAGATTGGAGACATGTCGCTCAGCGAGATAGAGCGGTGCGATCTCTGAGAATGTCGTGGGCGTGCTCATTGCAGGTATTCCATTCCTTCCGTGTATTGGCCGCGTGACGTGCGGCATCCGGTCGAGTTACTCTTGGGAGGCGCGAGCCTCGACTGCGGTGGTCTGTGCGATACTCCCGCGGAACGACCCATGCGGCTCCGATGACAGCCGCTCGGCAAGGGTGTGCCGGTCGCAAAGTCAGTAGCCAAGACGATCCGCCAACGCTTCCTCTTGCTCCGTGCGTGGTCCGTTCGTGCCACCTCGCAGCCGCACCGGCGGCAGGTTTCGCCACCGCTCGCGAGCCGCCGCCTCTCGCCTCCGCTCCTCGATGGCTTCTGCTCGCGACTCCTCTTCGATGTCGCGATCAATGGAATCGAGGTAGGCGTTCCATCGCCGGTTCGACTGCATCCGATCCTCGTCAGGTTCGCGGTCGTCAGCGTCCATGCGTCTCGTCTTTCGATCAGAAGGGGATGTGGTCAGCATCAACCGCAACCTTCGCGGCTGCCGTTCGCGGTGCCGCCTTCGGCTTGCTCGCCGCCGCCGGCTGGGCAGGCAGGTACTTCTTGACGACGGCCGAGACCTTGCCAGCCTTCGACGTGTAGTGACTCACCTCGACCGTGATGACACGCCCGACCAGATCGTTCGGATTCAGGCTGAGCACGCCGCCGGCCACGTCGTTGCCGCACGCCGCGGCCAGCTGCTTCGCACGCCAGCCGAGATGCTGCGGGATGTCGTCAAAGACAAACCGGAACCGGCCGTTCACGGCCGACAGACGCAGCGACAAGCAGTCGCCGTTCGGGTTCTCGTCGCACTGCTTGTAGGGGTTCGCCTTCTCTTCCGCCGACTTGATCTCCATCAGATGCGTGCCCGCCGGCACGATGTCGAACTCGGCAGGCGTGGTGGTCATGGGGTCGTCTTGCTGAATGGTGAAGTCCATTTCTCTCGGTCCTTTCTGTTTCAGGCCACATGGGCCGGGGTGTTGCTGTTCTCGAACGCCAGAGCGACGCGCCTCTGCGAGGCGATCCGCCCAATCTCTTCCGCCGTAGCCTGCGTCATGCGTCCACTCACGACTCGGTCGGCCAAGGCCATGACAAGCTGGTCGATCCGCTCCACCGTGGTGGCGTCGGCAATCGCCTTGCTGGCTGACGCCACGACGTTCATGTCGATGTCCACCGGGAACGGTGCCGGCGAAGCCACCGGCTCGCTGTCTGACAGCCACGCAGCAAGCTTGCGGCCCGTCTCGACCGTGATGGGCTTCGGATCGCCGGAGAAAAGTCCAGTGCGGTCCTTGCTCACCGTGGCGTAGTGCCCGTTGTGAATCAGATCCAGGCAGACCGTGAACTCGTACTCCAGGCCGTCGCGGGCCTCGAGCTTCATGCCGAGCTTCTCGACTCGCTTCTTTCCGTTCGGGCCTTCCGACTGAGCAGTCTCGGTCTTTGCCCGCCCGGTGCAGATCATGTGCTTGGGCGAGTGGATGATCCGATCTACGAACCGCCGCCACCGCGGAGTGATGACGCTCCAGGCGCTCCACGTATTTCCCTTGAACGATGCCTTGGCAACGTCGTCAAGGATTTCAAGGCATCCGCCGGGGCCGCTCCAGCACTGCGTCACCGAGTCGATGACGATCACGTCGTAGCCAGCCTTTTCGGCTGCGTCGATGGCTTCGATGTAGGCTTCCGGCGTGAACGGTGGCCTCAAGTCAATGACATCGAATTCATAATCCGAGAAGTTCGGATGCCTCTGGTCGTAGGCGTCGCTTGAGCCTTCTTCCGTGTCGATGACGACACATCGACCACCGAGCCCGCGGGCAAGTTCCAGCCCGCCCCATGTCTTTCCGCTGCCGCTCGGTCCTGAGAGCAGTAGCCGCAGTTTGGTGGCACTGCGGCGGGCCTTTCTGATCTGAACCATGTCGAGTTCCCTTCGTTTTCGTTCCGTTGTGAAATCCCGCTCTGCGTCATGCTCGGCGGGCTGATCCATCCCTTCCGTGGTCTGCCGGTTCCACCGGCTCCTTTCCGCCCGCTGGCCTCCTGCCGGCTGGCGTTCCTTGTTCGCTAGAACGGCACCGCCTGGGCGTCGGTGACCGCGTAGTGCAGGCTGCCGCGATCCGGCACATGACGCCGAACGTGGTAGGTGTCGTCGGTGAGCACCTCGACCACGACGCCAGCGAGCAACTCGCCGGCTTCGTGCCACTTGATCCGGTCGCCAACGGCGTAGGTCGTCGTGAGCTTGCCGTCGCGGATGACGCCGCGACCGCCGTAGGTCTCGTTCATCGCGGCCACAGCACCGTGGTATTCCGCATCACCGGGCATCATTTCGCTGTTCATGCGTCAAACTCCTCTGGTTGGGGGGCGTAATGTACCCGCGTACATATATGGGTCAAGGGTCTACTAAACGATTTTTTGTGCCATGTTTTCCCGTGCGAAACGCACATTGGCGGTACTCGATTGCAGTAGCGTCATTGAGCCCCCACCAACGGTGCCGCAATGCCTAGGTCGGCGAGCGTCAGCACGGCGGGATCGCACTGCTGCGGGGAAACCAGCCACGAATAGGACCGACCGCTCGGGTGAATCGAAGGCGGCAGCACGCTCTGCGCTGGCCTTCCGCCCATGCGTATCTCCAAGCCACCACGCTTTACCCAGCCGCGAGCCGGCAGCGGGTCCGCAAGGCGAAACAGGTGGTGCATGCCACGCTGGCTCGACCAGCACGGCGTCTCGATCTCGCAGAGCGGCGTGCCGTCTGCCGTCTCAAGCTGGCGGAACATCTCGCAGCCCGCGATGTCGTCGTATTCGATGTCGATCAGCCCGCCCGATCCGCAGAGCAGCCCGACGTTGTCGCCGGCCGCGAGCCACGCGGCGATCTCGGAGGGGTCGGAACTGGCGAGCGTGTTCCACGCCATGCCGAGCGGCGTCTTGCCGCGACGGGCAACGCGGACGCAGGAGGCACCGCAATCGAGCAGGGCGAGCATGTCAGGGTCGAGGGGCATCGGAGGGGCTCCAGGGTCATGGGCAAGCTTGGTTTCGTACGATTCGTGCATATGTATACGCAGGTCTTTGCATATCGTCAACGGACAATTCCTAGGGCAGCGTCGGCAAGGTCGAGAGTCGCCCTGCCAAGCTGCCGCAGACGCCCAGGCTCGGGATGCGGCTGGGGCATCGGCTGATAGGCAGGCTGGGCGTAGGGTTGCTGGCTGGCGATCCGCGTGGCGATCTCCAGCATGGCGAGCCGCTGGCGGGTCTCGACCAGCATGGAGCAGCCGGCGGCGAGCACGGCGATGATGAGCAGGGCTCGAAGCGTATCGTGGATCATGGCAGTCCTTTGTGTGTTCGGTTGCCACCCGTTTCGCGGCTGTCGGCTGGCCGGGTGGCCCCACCTAAATAGTCGTTTCGCCTAGCTGGCACGCGATGGCAGTCTGCCGGCATTCCCCTCCAGCACAGCCCGTTCGTATTCGGCAATACGCAAATTGCGGCGAGCAGCTTCAGCGAGGGCCGCCTCCTTGTGGCTCATCCGGCAAGAAGGCTTGCCCTGCACGACTGCCAAGTACCACCCGCGACTATCTCGAAACACCTTCCAGTTGACGCTCTTCATTGACGTGTCCTCGTGTTCGTGGTGATGTTGCCCGCCGGCCCTGTTTTGCCGGCGGGCGAGCTGATTGGTCAGGCAAAGCAACTGAGTGGCAGGCGAATGGTCGCCTTGTCGATGCCGCGTCCGATTGAGCGAAAATCCGGGCTGACAGTCAGAACGTATTCACCGATGAGATGAGCCCACTCGACCTGCCGAACGACGTAGTGCCCGCCACCATTCTTGGTGCAAATCTCGTCGCCAGCCTTGACCGTGCATCCACCAGCGACCATCTCGTCAGCCATCATCCGAATCCCCTTGATCGTTGCGGCGTTCATCGTTTCGTCTCCCGGTTGGCGTCTGCGAGTCTCATTCGCTCGCATGCCCCAATCATATCGGCAGATCATTGCATATTCAATAGGGGTAAATGCCGGGGAAACTCACTTTCCGAAAATTTTTCAGCCGCCCTTGGCTTTGCGGGCGGGTCGGGCTGACTTTGCAGCCCGCTTGGCTGGCCTCTTGGGATCGGCCGTGGCGTCGTCGTCCTGCCCGCTGCGGTCCCGGCCACGCGGGAATCCCACGCCGGCAGGCCGCGCCGCCTCCTCTTCGAGGAACTTTGCCACGCTCTTCCTCTGGATCATCCAGCCGTGGCCCGGAATGAGCGTGCCAGCCAGCCGCTTGCCCTGCGGACGGGGCTTTTCTTCGTCATAAGCCAACCGCGTGACGGTACTCGGGGCGCGAGCCCCGATTTCCTCCATCACCTGCCGAACGGTCATGTAGCCCGCGAACGGGTTCGCCATTGCAATCATGCCCCAATCATATCGTCGGATCAGTGCAGATCAAACCGCCGTGGTGAGTCATGGTCGGCTTGGTCGGCAGCCGACCACGACAGACCACACCCGCGACTTTCAATCCTCCCCTTTGCCTCCGGCGAGCCGATCCGCGTAGGATCGACTGCCGGGGCAAAGTTTCAACGGAGAGGGCTCCGATGAAGTTTTGTACACCTCGGTAGACTAGGGGCCAAAAGGAGGTGTGCGATGACGATGCGAGAGTTGCTTGAGCGGTACGCATTGCTGATGAACCTGTCGGATCGGTCGGTGACGCTGTACGGTCACACCATCGACAAGATGCAGGAGTTCCTCGGGCGTGAGCCACTGGTCGCGGATCTCGAAGACGTGACCGTGTCCAAGTTCCTGAAGTGGCGGGGCACGAACGTGGCTCGCGGGCGGCTCGTGAGCCCGCACACAGTCGCCAAAGACCGCAGCCAGTTGCTCGCGATCTGGAACTGGGCCTGCAAAAAGAAGCTGCACCCAGGCGAGTGGCCCGGGCTGCCGCGACAGAAGAAAGTCAAAAGGACTCCGACCGCCTACACCTTGGACGAAATGAGCCGTCTAGTGCGTGCCGCCAAGGCCCGACGCGGCAGAATGTCTGGCCTGCCGGCGGCGTGGTGGTGGGGGACGATTCTCCAAGCCGCATGGCAGACCGGCGAGCGGATCGGTGCCCTGCTCGATCTGCGGTGGCGGGAGGTCGATACGGCACGGTGCAGGCTCGTGTTCCTCGCCGAAACCCGGAAAGGGCGCGAGCGGGATCTGGTCTCGCCCATCACGCCCGAGCTTGCCGCCGAACTGGAGTCACGTAGGGGCTCACCTGAAGCCCTGGTGTGGCCCAGGACGGGCCATCCGCTCTCGCACTACGCAAGCATGCGGCTGCTCTGCAAAACCGCAGGCGTGCCCTCCAGGGCGTTCCACGCGATCCGCAAGGCGTCAGCCTCCTACGTGGCGGCTGCCGGCGGTGATGCCACTGCTCACCTGGGGCACGCCGACCCGGCGATGACGAGGGGGCACTATCTCGATCCCCGGATCACCGAGACAAAGCGGGGGCTGGATTTCCTGCCGCCGCTGAATCTCTCCGACCCGCCAGCCGAAGGCGGCGACCGACCGGCGGCATAAGCCGGGCACGGCCGGGAGATGTTGAGGAAAGGGAGGGAAACTCAACACCATCGACCGACCGGCCCGGCTCAGTCTCCGCGAATCAGCGACAGGTCGGGCCGCTCATCCCGCTGTGCAATCGTCACCGCCAACTTGCCCTTCACCCGCGACAACTCGAACAGCAGCCGCATGACGTGGGCCGCGAGTACGCCGCTCGTGCCCTGGTCCCAGCAGCCGCTGAACTTGCGGGCGTCGAACTCGCACTGCTGGAGATAGGCGTCGCTCAGCGGCTCGCGTGGCGTGTCGGGGTGGCTCACTTCGTCGCCTCCATGTATGCCGCCCATGCAGCTAGTTCGGCTGGCGTCAGACTGTCACGCAACGCGGCTGGCGTTGTGCCAAGCAAGGTGGCGAGGCGGAAGACGAAGCGGCTCATTCGCCACGCTCCTCGCGGTGCAGTAGCAGAGCGAGCAGCGAGTAGCTGGCGAGGTCGAACAGGTTGTCCTCCAGGCTCTCGTTCTCCAGCCGCCCGGTCGCGTTGTACGCGGCAAGCCTCGTCACCTTGTCGCTCAGCCGCACCATCGCCCCCTTCCACGATGGGATGCCCACGAACCGCGCCCCGTTGCGGATGTTTGCCAGCGGGTCTTCGCCGCTCGGGCAGCCATAGTCTCGACTCTTTTTTCGGTGCATTTCCTTCAAGGCATCGCACAGATCAAAGAACGCCTGGCTCGTCGGGTGAACTTCGCTCTTCAACAGCGAGTCGCCACGCTGCTGCTGGTCGTACGTCCTCGTCCACCCAGGCACCTCGGTCGGCTCTGGGTCGCCCTGGTCGATCTTGTAGCCCACGAGCTTCGGGTCGTTCGGATCGGTCGCTGCCATGCGGGCAGCGACGGCGTCGCGTAGCGTTGAGTTGGCAGCGTCGAGGAGTGCAGCAGTCACTTGGATTCCTTTCGCAAATCACGGTCGCAGAACAATGGGTACGCTTTCGTCACCTCTCGCCGCCCGTGGTCGATCACGATGGCGGCCTGGCACGGCGGCTCATAGGTGGCTTTGATTCGCACAGCGTACGCCGAGTGTCCAATCACACTGCCGTTCGATACGTAGCGGCCACCTCGCCCCCACGAGAACTGGTGCCAGTGGCCGAGGCATGTGAGGTCAGCTGGCGTGGTCGTGTTCCATGCCGCGATGGCCTTGGCGAGCGGCACATGGATGCCGCCGATGCCGCCTTGGTATCGGATCGCATGCCCGTGGCAGAAACGAACAGTGAACCCATCAAGGTCGAGATAGTTGAGATGCCCTTCGCCAATCTGCCATCTCACGTTTGGCTTCGTCTCGGCGGCCCGCATCGTCAGATAGAGGTGATGTTCGTAGCTGGTATCGGCTTCGTTCGTCCGCAGCTTTTCAGTCGTTCGCCCGTGGTTCCCGCACGAGGTAGCCACCACCACCTCGCGGGCGTTGTCAGCCACCGCATCTAGGAAGCCACGCAGCCGTTCGCCCACCCAGCGAATCGCCGCGAGCGGGTGCAGGCTGTTCTCTTCGGCGAGTTCAGGATGGATCATGCCGCTGATAAGGTCGCCGCCCATCCACACCACCACGCGGTCGATGTCGCACAGCGTCCGCTCGTGAGCGAGCATGGTAAAGAATCGTTCCTGTAGTTCGGTCAGCCTGGACTCGCACACATCGAGGTCGTAGGCGTTCAGCCCGTTGACCGTCTCGGGCCGCACCGTTTCCTCGCAGTGAATGTCAGATAGCAGTACGACCATTGTGGCCGCGTGCTTCTTCGCCTTGGCAGTTTTGGTCAAGGCCCGCTTCGCCGGCTTGATCCCCTGGAGCGAGACAAGGGCATCCGCCCGCTCGCGTTCCTTGTCGATCTGGGCCAACGCCGCCTTATACCTATTTCGGTATGACGCCAACTCCGCACGCAGCCTCGCCAGTTCGGCGTCGGCAGCCAACTGCGTCGCGTCAGCCACGGCAGCGTCGATCTCTGTCAGTTGCTTGCGAGCCATTCGGACATCCTCTTGGTGTCACAGACCTTCCACCCGTGCTTCGTCGCGTGATCGACCAACACCCGAGCGAGTGCGTACCGCGCGATTTCGTACCCGCCCGCATGGAACTTGTCCCTCGCCGCCACCAGCAGCTGCTGTGCGTCGCTTGGCAGACAGTCGAACCACGTCTTTCGACGCGCCGCCTCGGCGGTCACAGCCACTGCGGAGTCGATCTCGTCAAGCAGAGTTGCCTTTCCCATCGCTACTCCTTTCGTCGCCATCCCAATCCCCATAGCAGACGAGCCAGATCCCGAGCGTGCTGGGATACCACCGACTCGTCATAGGACGGGTTCAGCGCGTGATACGCCTCGTGAATGAGCAGTTCGAGGGCGGCCCGGTTCGCTTTGCGGTACGTGCCCTCGTCAATCAGAATCCGCTCGTTGACGTTCGGATTCTTCTCGTCCGCGAGGAACGTCCAGCCGATAGCCGAACCGCGCAGCCGCGTGAAGCGGATCAACCAGCGTTTCCCGGCGAGCGTGTAGGCGTGATCCTCTGGCACGGGCGTTCCCTTTCGCCCGTCACCGTACGCGGGGTGTCAACTCTGGGGCGTCTCTTTGCCCCACTTCCCGACCGGGCACTCGCTGTCGGCCCAAGAGAGCTTGCTGACGTACTGCTTCGCCCTGACGATGGGGCATCCGCACTTGGTGCAAGCCCCGTCCTTCATGAACTCGCAGCCCATACAGATGTCATGGCGGCGAAGAATCTCGGCGTCGCTTGCCATCGGCATCCCAGCGGCTACGTGCTGGGCAGCGGCCTTGGTGAAGTTTTTGATCTTCTGGAGAAACGAAGGGGCGTCAGTGCGGGTGAGGTCAGGGGGCGGTTCAGCGGGCTTCGGCGGCGTGAACCCCGGCTTCGGCGCACGCGGATACGCCGGGTGGTCAACGTCTACGGTGATCTGGTCGCCTTCTTCGCTGACGATGCATGGGCGCACTTCGTCTAGTGTGTAGCCGCGCTGTGAGCACCGCTGGAGAAGGTATTTTTTTGTTGTGGCGATCATGGAAGAGGATTGTTGTAGCCGCAAGGATCATCCTCGCACGATGTCGCTCCGTAGACAAAAACAGCCCAAGGCTCAGTGCAAAGAGCAGTTAGCTCGTCAATCGGCCCACTAACACCTGTGTAACGGCTTATGTTATCCCAACATTGCTGAGGGTTCGGTGCGGGCCAGCACACAACGCCAAAAACGTCTGTTCGCCCGCAAAAGTGATGGTAAGGCGGGCCGCTATTGTTTTCGGCGTTGGCTGAGTTGCAGCAAGGGATTCCGTCTGGGCACTGAAACGACACGACCTCTTGCCCATTGCCATATCTGCATGGCTCCTGCACATCGCACGTACCGATTGGATATGTAACCCATTGCCCGCAATTTCCGGTGCTAGTGCATCCCTCGGAATAGCAATATCCGTTGCACTGGCCGCAAGATGATGGGTATGTAGTACGGTAACAGCCACCCCAGCCATCAGACTGCCATCCTTCTGGACATGACTGCCCTTCTTCTACGTACATGTACTCATCGCACTGAGTGTATTCACATTCCGTAACGCACTCTTCGCACTCCGCTTCGGTTGTGATCGTATGATCGACGGCACCACTCCTTACACACTCGCCGCCGTATGACGTTGGCGACGACGTATTGCAACCGCACCCAAGCACGCATTTGTTGTACTTGTCGCAAGGGCCGGAACATGGAGGCGAGACGCACTGCCCATTCACGCACACGCACGGCGGCTGGCACTCCGTTCCGGTCGGGCAAGTCGCTGGATTGCACTGCCCGCAGCAACACCCCGACCCGCTGGCGAGTGCGCCGTTTTGCAGCAACAACTTCCCGCCCTGGTTGATAAGACCCATTACGAAGCCGCCGTTGAGCAAGTCGTAACCGAGATAGCCACAGTGGACGCCGTGCCCAGCGACGGCACGTTGATGCGGGCGAACTCAAGCGACGCAGTACCAAGAGTAGCGCCGCTGAGAGCCGTGGACGCATCCCACTGCCACTGGATCAAGTGCCATGCGGTGCCGTCCTTTGCGATGGCACAGTTACGCTGCCCGTTATCTGGCAGGCTCAGGAAGAGGTTTACTGCCAGCAGTGTCGCTGTTGATCCGCGCAGCGTTACCGTGTTCGTTTGATCCGCAGGCCAACTGCCCGTGTAGGTGCCAAGGCGGATCGCTTTCCTTCCGACATCATTTAGCACTGCCCCAAACGTTAGCGGCCTTGCCCGCCTCGGCTCCTGCTCCACCGCACGCACGACGCGGGCTATCCGCACCGCACTCGGAAAGTCAAACTGCGTGAGGTCAGCCATGAGACTAGATCGCTGGCGGTGTCACGGGCGGCGTGCCGAACAGTGAGGCAAAGTTCGCCTCGGGGTTCACGCGGCGGTTCAGGATCGCAGGAACGCCAAGCGTGAGCCCGCCGCTGCCATCGAGCCCCACCGGATTCGGGCTGGCGATCCACTCTGAGTTCTCGAAGTCGAACACCATCGCTCGCCGCTTCTGCCCGCCGCCGATGAAGTTCCAGCCGATGTCGGGCAACTGAAGATTGTGTCCGCTCTGCCGGTAGTGCAGTTCCGCCGTCGCCTGCCAGTAGCTCACAAGATTTGCGCCGAACTGCTCCCGCGTGGTCGCCACTTTCACCTTCTGAACCTTGATCGCGTGAGCCGGGCAGCCGAGGTACGTGGCGTTATTCACGCAGTTTTGCGCGGCGTACCACGACGACGGGAACTGAGCGAAGTTCTTTGACACCGTTGCGACCACCGTCGATTCTTGCGTCACGAGCCCAGGAAAGTAGTCGTACGCGCTATTGGTCAGCGGTCGCAGCGTCGTGCCATCATAGTAGGTGAGCGCCGGGACTTCGCCGGGCTGCGAGTCAAAGTCCCACACAGGCGAGCGATTCACTGGCGTCACGAGTTCGTCGGCCGTCACCACGCCGTACTCGAACAGCACATGCGTGTGATACGGCGAGCCGTCAAAGCCCTCCGTGAGCTTCATGCTTCGCACGCGATGGTCGGTGTACGTCGGGTGCGATGATCCCAGGTCGATGCCCAGGTGCGTAAAAATCTCGTTCTCGGCGGTCGGTGCAGTGATCGTGTCGTCAGACAAGATGCACACGAACTCCCGCGTGAGCTTGCGGGGCTGGCCGATTGCGTACTCGGCCTTGCGCGGCAGTTCTTTGGATGACACGACGCCCATGATTCAGCCCTAGAGAATGGTGACCGGCTGGCCCAGCCGCGTGAGGTCGCGGTCGATGCCTGCCGCGATCCGCTGAAGAAGCTTGTTCGTGAGCCGGGCTTGGATTAGCTGCGGATCCTGGGCATCAGCCGCCAGACCAAGCACGATGGCGGCCCCTTCCTGCGTGCGAACGTCGGCGGTCTGCACGGTGCGAGAGCCGAGCGTGTTCAAGGCGGTAATCCGCTCGACTTGGCGGTTGTATTCAGCCTCGGCGGCCTTCTGCTGCTCCTCAAAAATTTTCTTCTGCTGTTCTTCGGCAGCCTGCCGTTGCTTTTGCTGCGCGTCCTGAATGGCCTTTTGCTGCTCTAAAAACTTTTCCCGCTGGCCAGCCGCACCACTGGCGATGTCTCGCTCTTTCGCCGCGACCTTGTCAATCTGGGCGATCCGCTGATTCGCCGCCTTGATGGCTTCCTTGTCGCCAGCATCTTGCGCGGCTTGAAGTTGCTTCTGAACGTTCGCCTTTTCTTCCTCGAGCTTGGCAAGATTCTCTGCTGCCTTGATCTGCGCTTGCTGCTGCTTGTCCAGCGAGTCGAAGATCATCTGATCGACTTCCTTCTGGACTTCTTCGCGGCGCTTCGCAGCGTCTTCGATGTTCTTGATTTCCTGCTCAAAAGCCTTCTGCTGCGCGGCAACCTGCTGATCTAGCCCTTCTTTGTTGAGGATGCCGTCCTTTGCTTGCTCCTGGGCCTGAGCAACGCCTTCTTGCAGGCGAGCAAACGCCTCTGCGCCGGCGTTGCCGAACTCAGCAGCCTGTGCCGCAGCGTCGTTCAGGCCGGAGTTGATTGCCTCAAAGGCGGGGCCAAAGCCGGCTTCTCCAAAGCCTTGCTCGGCAGCCTGAAGGTTCTCTTCCAGTTGTGCCTGCACTTGGTCAAGTTGCGTGACGCGGGCCGCAGCCGCATTTGCGGCATCGGCGTTGCCAGCATCACGAGCGGCAGCCTGTGCCTCTTCGGCACGCTGGATTTCACGAGTGACCGCGTCAAGGTCTTCCTGAATCTTGCCGGCTGCGTCATTGGTCTGGAGAAGACCTTCAATTCGTTTCTGGTCGGCTTCTGCTTGCTTCGCAGCGGCGTCAGCCGCTTCCTGACGCTTGGCAATCTCTTCGTCAAGCTTCTGGTTCAGTTGATCCATGAAGCCGTTCATGATCTGTATCTGCACCGGCAGCAGCTCGCCTTGCTTGACTTGTTCCTTGAAGATGTCGAGCGTCTCCATCGACTTCTTGAGCGTCTCGTCAGCACCGTCGCCGGCCGACTTGAAATACGCTTCAAGGCGTTGCTGTGACTCGTCCAGGTTTGTGGCTACCTTTACTTCTGGCAGCCGAGATCGCTCAATTTCTTCCTTGAGTCCACGCAGGTAATTTTGCGCTGCGCCTTGCCCCCGCTGCTCGGCGTTTGCAGTCCCACCGCCGAACGCAGCATTAAACGCATCGGCGGCATTTTTAGCCGCGCTTTGGGCTTCGATTTCGTTTTGGCGAATGGACTCCCTTGCCGACGCGGCAATGGTCATCCCTGCCTGCTCCAGATCGTCGCTGACCCACGAACCAATTCCTTCAAGAAATTTTCCGAGTCCGAGCATCAGCGCATTTCCGATGCTCTCAAAAACATTGAATACAACGCGCAAAGTCTCCGCAACGCCAGCAATTAGGTTGCCAACAACTGAAAACACTTCGCCGGTGTACTCAAGAGAAACGTTGAACCCGTCAAAGGATGCAACGAACTTATCAAAGATGCCGGCAAAGTAATCGGCACCACGCAGCAGAGTGTCGGTTATCGCGTTGGCGATTCCACTGCCGCCCGTGCCTTGCGCGCCAGTTCCCTCAAACGTTTTTACAAACTCAAGAAACTGCTTCGTCACATCTGTGACCGCTGGGGCCAAGTTCCCAAGAACTTGCCCGACAATGCCCTGCACGGTTGCGAGAACCTTGTCAAAGCCGTCGTTCATCTTGGCTACGTTGTCGATCTGCGTTTGGCTGACAATGATGCCGAGCCGCTGGGCCTCTTGCTTCAACTCTTCAATGCTCGCTGAACCATCGCGAAACAGCGGAGCGAGTGCCGCGCCCTGCTTACCAAAAATCTCAACTGCGGCAGCGGCTCGGTCGGCGGCTGTCGGGAGTTGCGAGATGGCATCGCCAATCTCTGAGAACTGTTGCTCTGGCGACAACGCACGCAATTCGGCAACCGAAAGATTGATCTGACGCAGCGATTTGTCGAGATTGTCTCCGGGTGTCGCCTTGCCAATGTTTACGGCAAGCTTCTGCACAGCCGTTCCGAAAGCTTCGGTGTCAACGCCAGCGAGTTTGGCTGCGAGCGAGTAGCCTTGGAGGGCTTCGACGCCAATGCCAGTGCGGGCAGAGAAGTCGTTCAGCGTGTCGAGAGAGGAATTGACACTGGTGACGAGCGAAGCAATGTCGCCGCCGACGCGAGACACCGCATTGCTGATGAGTTGGATTCCATCGACAATCACGCGGCCAATCTCAATGGCGGCAATTACCTTTAGGCTGCGGCCCAGCTGAGAGATTCCAGCGTCTGCCTTGCCGGCTTCATTTCCGACTGCGTTTAAGTCTGACCGTGCCTTGTCGGCAGCACGGTTGAACTGCTCCTGTGAGAGCCGGCCGGCATTGAGATGCTGGGCCAACTCTTGCATCTGCTGGTCGTACTTCTCCTGCGGCGTCAGGTTCGCCTGAATGATGCGGGATGCAGCGGCGGCAGCGTCGGCACGCTCACGCTCGGCACGGGCTGCTTCGGCGTTAGCGCCGCTCGCCTCTGCCGCAGCCCGGTTGTAGGTCTGCTGGTCGATGGCCCCGAGGTCAAGAAGCCGCGATAGCTTCTCCAGTTCAGCCGCCCTCCGCTCCTCTGCCGTGCGGTTCTGCTCCGTGATCCGCAGCCCGTCCTCGAACGCTGCGGCCGTGTCTTTGACTCCCTGCTCCAGGGCGGCGAACTGGCGAGCGTAGTCCTCAGCGTTCAGCCCATTAGCAAGCGCCTGCGCCAGCTTCTCAAAGTCGCCAGCCGCCTTGGCCTGCGCCGCAGCCGCCGCAGCCGACCCGCTCGCCAGCTTGTCGAGAACGCTGGTTGCCTTGTCGGCTTCCTTGCCGAGATTCGCCAGTGCACGCTCTACAGGCGTGAGTTGCTTGGGGACGGACGAACCATCCGCCGTCACCTTCATCGCCAGCGACAAGACCTTGGCGTTTGCCATTACCCACCCAGTTCACGCGATAGCTGCTCGATCACGTCGATCATCTGCTGCCGATGCTGCGGCGGCTTTTCGACAGGAACGAAATCAGAAGCCTTCGGTGCCTTTCCTTTTGGTGAGTAAGGGGCGAGGATCGCGGACGCAATCAGCCCCGTCTGTTGCCAGTGATTCGGTATCGCCTCGTAGTACCTCGTGAAAGCCATCCACTCGGCAAGCTCTCGCATCGACATGCGACGCTCGATCTCGCCAACCGTCATCCCGAGGTGGCCCGCCAGACGAAACAGAAATTGCCTCGTCGGGCGGAGGTTCAGTTTTTTGCCAAGTCCTCCACGTCCTTCTCGGTCACGGCGTTGTGCTTCATGGCCAGGTCGAACAGCTTCGCCATCGCCTTGACGCTCTTGCTGCTCAACTGGTCGATCTGCTCCGGCGTGAACAACTGCTTGCCGTTCTTGTCGCAGAGGCAGCGCACAAGCAGCTTCGCCCGCCAGTCCTCCATCTTTTCGCGCTTCTCGGAGAACTCCCGCTGGTATCGCTCCATCTCCCCCACGCTCATCACGCGGATGTAGACGGTGCCGCCGCCCCACTCCTTCACTTCGACGGGAACGAGCGAGAGGTCATCGGCTGCGAGAATGTCGGCTGCGGTCAGGTCGGCCATGCTTACTCCTTCACAATCTTGAACGTGCCTTGGTAACGCCACACGTCCTGAACCTTGCCGAGATTCTGAAGCGATTGGCAGATGGCCTTGGTGCTGAATCCGACCGTGACCACTTGGGAGGTCGCCGTCTGGTTCACTGCCGTGCCGCCAAACGCGAGCACTCCCTTGCGACCCCACTCGCTAATAGAGAGCCCGGCATTGCTCAGGGCACTCACATCTATAGTGCCAAGGTCAAGCGACCACGGCTCTGATGTAGTGCCCGTCGGAGTGGGTCCACGTGAGGTGGGAAGCCCGCCGCCGTAGGCCACCTTTAGCTCGGTGATCTCACCAAGCGTAGTGCCCCGCCACGAAGCCGTAACGCCCGCTGCATAGTGCGCCATGACGGGCCTCCGTCACGGACTAGCGGACAATACGGATCGTCGCCTGCCCGCGAACGGCATCCTGGGTGGCAAGCGTCAGCGTCGAAGACTGCACCGTGCCGCCCTTGCCGACAAGCGTTGAGCGCGAGGCAGTCGGGCCGTAGCTGATCGTGATCGTCCCGGTCTGCTTGTCCTCAATCAGTGACATGCCGACGTAATCAAACTGAACAGTGCGGCCAGTATCGCCAGAGGCGGCGCCGGCCAGCGGCAAGTCAAGCGTCTTGGCTAGTTCGCCCACAGTCTGACCGAGGTGCGCCACATTGATCTTCTCGTCCTCAGCAGTCGGATCGGTATACGAAATGACGATGTTCGTGACCGTATAGACGTGTGCCGTCGTGGCCGATCCGGTGGTCGGATTCCATGTGAGCAGGATGCCGCCGCTGTCATGGGGAGTCTCGAAAGCCATTCGTCAAATCTCCTGCCAGAGGATCGAGAAAGTCAGTTGCACGGTGTAGACCGGCGGGAGGTCTCCGCCGGCCAGCGTCACGAACCCGTCCGCCTCGTTCGTGAGACTGACGTTCGCCACTCTTACATCGTTCACAGTGCCGCCCCACCCATCCAGAGCCTTCCGGCAAGCATCCGAAAGCTCCCTTACTGCCTCATATGTCTCTGCAAATACGTCGAGCGAGAGCAGCACCGTCGGCATCCCAATCGGGCCGGAAAGCCCCTGCTGACGCTGAACGCTGATTCGCCGCCACGTGGCAAACGGCAGATCCGCAGACGCCGGCGCGAGCACAGGGAAAATCTTGTTTCCGAGAATCGCGGCCACGCCGGCATCGGAGACGAGCTGCTGGCGGATGGCGACTTCGGGGCTTTTGAACGGCATGGCTACGCTCCGGTGACTGAGCCGCTGTCGCGGAGGATCAGTGCGTTCCACGCCCGCGACAGCGAGATGGCAAGCTCTTCTTGCAGGATCGCCGCCATCTGGCCGGAGGTGTCCTCAAACGCAGTCTGTACGGGCGGCTGACCAGCCACGCCACCGGCCGGCGTCGGCGGAATCTGGAACGGCACACTGGACGCCTTGAAGAACGCCTTCGGATAGCCGGGCTCAGTCTCCACACGGCGGTTTTCGTCGTCGCGTGGCGTCTCTAACGTCCGAAACGGTCCAAGCCGATTGAACGACGAAGCGATGTACTGATTCTGCCCTGCCTTGACGACGTGCGGTCGAACCTCGACCGCCGGGCGTCCTGGCAGCCGCCGAGTGTGCCCACGCCTGCCGTATGGCGTCGTGCTCTTGCGGTTGATCTGGCGCGGCTTGGTGCCGAACTCTAACCACCATTGGTGGAACGCCCGGTCTTTTCCGGCTCGCACCGTGCCGCCTTGGGCGCTCTGGGAACTACCCACGCCTGACCGCTCGTAGCCAACCAGGGCCACCGCACCACCATCATTCGGATACGTCTTGATCTTCGTCGTGGCGGCCCGCAGCAGATTGCCCGTCGGCCCCTGCGGCGTCACCTGCTGGAGCCGCTGGTACGCCGGCACGATTGCCTTCTTCAGGGCGGCACCGAGCAGCGTCGATGTCGCACGCGGTCTGCCAAGCGCCAAGAGGTCACGCCGGATTCGCTCCAGTTCCGTGAACTCGACCGAGATGCCGATGCCGGCGACAGCCATCTAGACCTGCTCCTGGCACAGAGCCTCATGCTCGCTGCGGTTGTTGTGCTCGAGCAGCGACACGATCTCCAGTTTGCGGCCACGCCACGCGAATCGCATGTTCTGCGTCAGCCCATCGACGTACCGCAGCCGCACGCGATGGCTCATGTCGATCTGCTGCTGGCCAGCTTGCAGGAACTCTCGCGACGACACACCTTCGACGCTGGCCCACCGCTCCGCGAACGTCTCCCACTTCAGCACAGTTTCGCCGAGAGCGTTGCGGCTTTCGGTCGCCCGCTCAATCGTGACTCGCTCACGGAGCTTGCCGGGGTCGATCACGTAACGGTTCCCTCACCGATGACGATGATGTCATACGTGACGCCCGCACCGCCCGATACGGTCAGCGTGTTGCCAGTGACGCCGTCGGCACTGGGATCGACAATCACGACCATGCCATTTGGCTTGAGCGGCCACGCCGTGAAGGCACCGGAGAACGTGACCGAGAGTGTCGGGTGCGTGTTCTTCACGACCACCGCCTTGACCGCAGAGAAGGCGACCGTAACGGCCGCACCATCCCGCGTGTCTGAAATGCCGGTAAGCGTCAGCGACTCGGAGCCACTGGCAAGCGTGCGGGAGTCACTCCACGAAATCTGAGCCTCGCTCGCCCCCGTGCCGTCAGTGAGTGACACCCAATAGCGGAAGGGCGTCGTGCGAATTTCACTCGACACGTCGTTCGACCGCGTCTCGCGCACGTAGGCATCAACGAGAATCTGTGCCGCTTCCAGGCTCATCGGTAGCTCCCCCACTTGGCCGCATCAAGCAACGCTTTGACGCCGAACGGGATCTCGCTCAGGTTCGCCGCGTCAGCCGCCATGCGGCGTTCGTACCACATGCCCACAAGCCACAGGATCGCGTTCCGCACGCCTTGTGGCACATCGCTGCCGCTCGCCCCACGACCCGCCCACCACGTCACCGTGACGGCGTTGTAGTCCTCGAGGTAGGCAGGCCACGCCCCGCCATAGAGATGGCGGATGACGCCGGGCCGCGCGTCGCGGTCAACCCGGTACTGGGCAGTCGAGAGCGTGGCGGTGGTGCCGTTTTCGTTCTGCGTGTACGTGATCGTGGTGGCCGTGTGCGTACCAGCCGTGGCCATCGGCGGCTTCGGCAGTTCGATCTCGGGCGGAAACCCGTCCATCTTCATGACGAGCTGCTGATGAATCAGAGCCTCGTCCAAGTAGGCTTCGACCCACTGGCGAGCCGCCGTGATGAGGGAGGACACGTAGGCATCATCTGCCGTCGTGTCGATCCGGCAGTGAGCCTTCGCCTCTGCCAGCGTGACCGGCTCCACGGCGGGCTGGCTGGCGACACGCAGGGAGCGGTAGTGCATTGGTCACGCCTTGGGAGGTCTGCCGCGGCGTCGGGGGGTCGCGTCGGCTGATTCGCCGCCGGGCTCCACCGCCGCCGTCTCGATCAAATCCATCTGCTGCTCACGGACGGCGAGCCCATCATTGATGAGCCGCACCGCCGTCACGTCCTCGCACTCGACCACGTCGCCCACGCGATAGGTCGAGTAGTTCTTGGTCAACTTGATTTTCATGCTTCGGGCACCCTCCATGCAGTTTCCGGGCGTTTGTTCGTGCTGGTGAACTCGGTGGCGTACTGGTAGACGGGCTTGCTGAAGTCACGCCCCGGCCATGTCACGACGTATTCCCCGTGGCCGATGCAGACGCGGGGCGTGACGAACACGCGATTGCCGCTGGCTCGCCAGTTCGCCCAGTAAAAAATGTCAGGGTCTAATCTGCCGTCTCCCCAGCTTCCGCTCGGGTCGGGCTTGCTCCAGAACCACGGCTTCTTCGCCCGCTTCAGAGCGGCCGTCGAGATAATCGTGCACCCAAAATGCGCCGTGTCGACAGGCTGCACGGGCTCCGCGAACCACTCTCGCGGCAGCGTGGTCGCTCCGCTTTCAGGCGGATTGTCGAGCGTGCCGAGCAACGTCAACATCGGCCTGCCGTCCTCGCGCTTCGTCTGGATCGGGGCGAGGGCATCGCACTGGAACGTGAGAGCCAATGCAAAGAGATGTTCGACATCTTCCTTTGTGTAGAAGGAATCGTAGTCGGTCAGGAGCAGATACTCCGCCTTGTCGATCATCTGCTCCATGCAGCGGGTATTCACCTGATCCCAAAAGCAGCCGGTGCCGATGGTCGGCCGGATGCCGAGCGGCGTCAGCGCCTGAGCCCAGCCGAACGTGTTGCTGGTAAACGTCAGGCGAGGCATCGACATGATTGCCTCGACGCGAACGTCCACCTGGGTATCGCCAACTCGCACGAGCATCTATGCGGCTCCAAAAAAGAAACGGCTGGCAGAGGCAATCCCCTGCCAGCCGTCCAAGATGCTCTTGCTGTCAAGCGTCAGGAGTTGACGACCACCTGCACGCCAGACGAAGCAGCGTCCGACGCACCGATCTCGCCGCGGCCGAGCCGCACGACGCTGGCCACCACGCTCGCAGCGGTCGGCGTGGCATTGACCCGCAGGTACCGCTTGCGGCCCCGGAGGTCGATGTTCAGCCGCACGACGTTGCTGCCAGCCGTCCGCGATCCGCTGGAGGGGATCGTGAAGCCGCCGGTGCCGCCGCCCACGAGGGCCGCGATGTCAGAGTAGCCGGTCGCCGAAGCGTCCGACTCCTCGACCTTGAGCGCCCGGCAGATGGCGTCGGTCGTGGCCGCGTTCGGCTCGAGCACCACATCGATGGACGCATAGGCAAAGCCGAGCGTGTCGATGGTGTGCTGAGCAGTCTGCGAGGTCGTGGTGTCCGCAGTGCCGATGATGGCATCCGTCTTGGAACGAGCCAGATGAAGCATGGGTCAGATTCTCCTTAGAAGGATGCTAGGGTCAGGCGGCGAACCGCAGGGCGACGATGGGACCGGCCTTGCTGTTGTTGCCCAGGTCGTGGGCCACGATGGCAACACGGCTGGTCGCGAACGTCAGGGTCTGGTCGAACTCCACGAACCGGCTGGTGTCGGTCTTGATCGTGATCGCCCGCCGCTCACCGAAGGTAGCAGCCTGCGACAGATCACCGAAGAGGCAGGCCACGCCGTTCGCGGTGCCCGACAGCCGGCTCTCAAGCGGATGGCAGAGGACGACTGGAAATCCAAGGAACTGGAGGCCAGCCCCGCCGGCCACATCGGCCACGCTGTTGCCCGACGCAGCGACCATGAGCCGCAGCATCGAGGAGCCGTAGCCAGCCGGGGAGATGTACCACTTGGCGTTCCGGCGGGCGTAGAGCGGGAGCCGCGCCACGACAGCCGTGTAGTCGGTCAGCGTCAGATCCGCGAACACGTCGTTGTTGGTGGCGGCATTTACGACCGACGCGGTGTGCGTGCCGTCGATGATCGCCGTCGCCACGCCGACCGTGCCGTGGTAGGTCGAAGAACCGTCGCCGATGAGCCCGGCATTGTCGAAGGCTTCCGCGAACGACTGAGCCACCTCAACCGCCATTGCATCCGCAAGGTCGATGACGGAGTCTTCCATCAGCGAGTTCGGGATGCGGTTATCGATGCCCCAGAGCTTCGCAATCAGGTTGACGTTGTCGAACGTCACGTCGCTGGTCGCGGGAGCAGCGTTCTCGCCAATCGGGCGAGCCGACAGGCCACCAGTCCGACGAGCGAACAGCATCGAATCGCTGTTCATCGCGACCCGGCGAGCGTTGGCGGGGAACGCACCGAACTCCTCAACCAGACGCACGATCTCAGCGCTCATCTCGTCCGAGACAAGAACGCCACCGAGCGAGTTGATGCCGCCGGCCTGAGCCCGCGACTCAACGCCGTGATCGCGGCACCACCGACGGGCTTCCTCGTCACCGAGCACGTAGCCCTTCAGGTGCATGCCGGCACGATAGGCCCGCTCCTCCGCGTTCGGACCACCGAACGCCTTGAGCCGGCCAGTAGCACGGGGGATCGCAAAATGACGCTTCTCCACAGTCGGCTCCTTCACCTCGGGGGCTTCGGTCTTCTCGATGGCCTTCGCGGGAGCGGCACGCTCCAGAACGCTGCGGAGTTCAAGCTCCTTGGCCTGGACGCGCTGCACGAACTCAATCTGCGAGCGAAGCTTGTCGGCCTTCTGCTCCAGGCTGCGGAGGGACGCCTCCTGCTCCTCGGTCATCGCGGGGGCATCGCCCTCAGCGGGGGCTTGCGAGGTCGCCTCCATCTCGGCGACCACGGCGGCGAGTTCGTCCAGCAGCTTCTTGAGCTTGTCCACGTGCGATGCTCCTTGTTCGGGTTCAGACGGCCGCTGCCGTCCACAACGTCGAAACTAGGAGGACGCCCCCGCACCCATGCAGATATGCGGTCGTGACAGTAAAGAACTCAGCCGACCTTCAGCCGCCGAACTTCGCCCGGTGGCACGATCTGCTTGTCGGTGCAGCCGCACCGGGCACAGCGGAGGTACCGCACTTGGTACTCTCCGCTCCGCTGCGACGATGCCACGGCGAGCTTGCCGTCTCGGCATCGCGGGCACGTTTCGCCACTAGCGGCCATGCTGCCTCAGGAAATCGCGGAGAGACGCCGCCTTGCCGCGAGCCCGCAGCACGCGGTCGATCTCGGCTTTTCGCACTTCGGCTTCGGCGGAACGCCACGCATCAAAGGACCGCTTCGCCACGCTCACGTCAGCATCTGGATAGGCCGGGAACGTCACCGGCCCAACGTCGATTAGCGTGTCAATCTTCGTGACGGTGCGGATGCTGCGTCCGTCTTCCACGCTCCACGCTTCACCGCCTGGAGCAATCTGGAAACTGAAGCTGCTGCCGCGCACGATATTCGCTTCGATGTTGCTGGCAAGATCGCGCCCGTAGGTTGTGTCGGGCACGGGGAACTCATACCGCAGCCCGATCTCGTCCACGTTCATCCGCAGCGTGCCAGGGAACCTGGCCAGCGGATAGTTCGGATCGTGGTTCCAGAGCGCCCGAGTCTCCAATGACTTCTTGCGGCCGCGTCGCTCCGCGACGATCCCGAACGCCTTGGGGTCGATCCGCTCGATAAATTGGCCGTCGAGTTCCAGCGAGTTCACGCCGAACTTTGCCGCGTAGCCGACGATCCACCGGCTTTCGCCCGCGCCGTCCTCAGACCGCGACTCCACGCGGAGCAGCGGCAGGGTGCCGGATTCTTCTTCGTACAGGCTGCGTCGTTCGATCATGCTTCGGTTCTCCTCGTCTGCCGCGTTGAGTTGCCGTACCAGTTTGTTTGCCCACGCCTGCCCGGCGTCACCGCCCCATAGCGCCCAAGCTATACGCCCTGCGCTGGGAAACCCTTGCTCTGATGGGCTGAATCCTTGGCCTTGCTTGTCGATCTCGTGCCGGTCGAAATACGCCTTCATCCTGCGAGCCGTGTCGGGCGAGATGCTGACGCCGTTGCTCAGGTCACGGGCTCGAGCAACGCCTACCTCCGTGCCACCACGGTTGAACTCTCTTCGCCACTCTAGCCCGCGCGCCGCCTCCTCTCGCACACCCGAAGGTGGCGTGAAGTCGACATGGTCATACGTAGCCATTGGGGGCTTCCGTCTTCGTGATATCAGTCACTTTCGCTCCAGCCTGCCCGTCGAACTCACCGCCATCCCACACGCTGACGAGCGCCGCCGGATCATCTGGCGTCGCCGGCAGTTCGAGGTCGCCAAGGTTCAGGACGCCTTCGGTCATCACATGATCGACGCGACCGATGCGACCGTCCGCGAGCGTCACCCAATCGCCTTCCGCAATGGTGCCGGGGGCGGCCCGCTTTGACGTTCGCTTGCGGCTCCGCTTCGCCTTCTTCTCCATCGGCGGCTTCACGGTTTGCGGCGAGTCGTCCACCCACACGTCCACGGCGATGCCGGCTGCCTTGGCGGCGTCGTCCTTCAGCGTCTCACCGCCGATGAGCAGCACCTGCGAGAAATACGACTTCCACTCGCCCAGCGTGTCGGCAACCAGCTGCTGGTTCTCTGGCGTGTCCTCGCGCCGCGAAATCATCACGACCGTGTTGCCGCCCTCGACCGCGTCTTCCGCGAATTCGCCCCACAGCTTCGGGTCCGCAGCGAACGTGCGGTCGAAGTCGATGCTGAGCGTCAGCGAGCGAGACTCAGGCAGCGAGCGAGCCAGCGGAGCGGCAGGACCTGCGGCCGGTTCTGTGGCCGGGGCCGGCACGGGCGTGTCTGGCACACCCGCCAGAATCGCGTCGATCTGCTGCTGCGGAATAGACGGGAAGGCTGCCGCGACCATTGCAGAGGCACCGGCCTTGGTAACGAGCCCCGTGCTCACCTGCTGAATGATCGCGATCAGCCCCGTGATTTGTGCACCGTTCAGCGAGACTTCCGCCACCTGCGGAGCGGCATCCGCGGCCGGCTGCGTGGCCGCATCGACGCCGCCTTCGACCGCCTGGCCGTCGATGCCACTGCCCGGCATCTGCTGCGCCATCACATCGGTCGCGGTGGGGCTTTCCCCAAGCGTGCCCATGTTCAACGGCCGATGCCGCACGTCGCCGCCTTCGACCGGGTTCATGTCCTCCAAGGCGAGGATGTCGTTCGTGCTGAGCACGCCAATGTCCCACATCGAGCGGTAGTAGCTTGATCGGCTCGCCGCGTCACCGCGGAGCAGCCCGCGAACGTCAAACGAAATCTGGTACCGCTCACGGCTCGCGTCATCCGGCATCAAGTCGCGGGTGAACGCCGACTCCAAGCGACGCAGCCACGGCAAAATCGTGTGCTGCACGAAGTCGAGGCCAGCATGCTCAATCGAGCCGTAGGAGCCGCCGCCTACCTGAAGCAGGTGCATCGGGATGCGGAACAGCCTGGCGATTTCCTCGAGCTGGTACCGCCGCAATTCCAAGAACTGCGAATCGCTATTGCTGGCATACGGGATCCCATAGGGCTTGAGGCCGCCCGTGAGCACCGCCGTTTCGAAAGCGTTGTGCGGGCCGCGATGCTTGCGGTTCCACCCTTCGGCCAGTTCCCGGCGAGCCTCCGCGTTGAGCGGATTGTCGGTGCTGAGAATGAAGCCGGGCCGGGCACCGCCGCCAAAGAATCTCGCCCCGTGAATCTCGCACGCCCGTGCCAGCGCAATCGCATCGCGGCACGACTCTGCGATGCTCTCGCCATGCACGCCGTCATCGCTCGGGCCGCGGACGTGCAGGATTTGCTCCTGCGAATAGACCGTCTGACGCCCCTTCGCCTCGCGATAGCTGTACCTCAGCCGGTCGTTCTCAATTGTCTCGACCTTCATCCGGCTCGGGTGCAGCGGCAGCACTTGGTCAGCCGCCCCCGACGCCCCCGGCTTGATCTCGCTGTAGGCGTCGCCCCACAACGCGACATGCCGCACCAGCTGCTCCCGCCACTCAAACGAGGTCTGCCATGCGTTCGGCTGAGAGTGCAGCCGGCGATAGAGAGGCAGTTCCTTAGCCTGACGCTTGCCGCCGTTGCTCAGCCGCTCGAGCACATGGAGCGGCAGGCTCGCCACCGTCTCGCTCAGGATCCGCACGCACGCGAATACCGCCGCCACCATCGTGGCGTTGTCGGCACTGATCCGCACACCCGCCGGGCTGCGGCTGCCGCCGTCTTCATCCCACGAACGCTCGTCGCCGGGTAGCCAGAGGATGCGATTTTCGTGGGCGATCATATGAAGAAGATTTCGGGTGTGGATGCCGAGTTGGTGACGCTGTTTGCTTCCCACCCGCCGAGCGCGAATATGCACGCCACGATGCCGTCAATGCGTCCAGTGCTCTTCTTCTTCACTGGCCGAATGTCCTCGAACGCATTGCTCTCCGTGCACACACACCCAGCCATCCACGACAGCACAGGATTTCCTCCGTGCCGAATCCGCTGCTGAAGCACAAGCGACTCAAGCAACTTCGTCGGGCTGCTCATGGAGCGGAAGCCTTGCCCGAATGATTCCACGGAGAGCCCTTCCCCTTGCAGTTCCACCCCCAGCTGCACAGCACCCGTCATGTCCATCAAGACGCGCTCCACCTTGTGCTTTTTCGCGTATTGCAGCACGTACTCGCGAATAACAGCGTGGTCGATCACGTTGCCGTCGGTGGCCGTGATGTAGCCAGAGTTCACCCAGTGCTGGAACGGCTGGCGATCAGTCCGCTCGCGTTCCATAATCAGGTCGCGAGGCGCCCAAAACATCGCATCGATGTCGAAGGTTCCATCGTCAGACGGGAACAGAGCGACGCATGCCGAAAGGTCAGTGGACTTCGACAAGTCCATGCCGATGATGCACTTCCTGCCGGCGAGTGGCTCTCGCGGCATTTCAGAGCAGGCCGCCCACTTCTCCGGGTCAAGCCACCTGTTCGTGCTCTCTACCCAGACCCCAAGCGAATATCTCAGCCAGCCATTGAGCTTCGACGGCTTATTCCTCGCCTCTTGAGCATCGGCCGCGAAGCTATCGACCGTCATGGTGATCCCCATGCCAGGATTGCACCGCTTCCATACAGCCGGGTCGAAGTAGTCATCGGTCCCGTCGGCCTTGGCCGCGAAAATCTTCCCGTAGAACCTTGGGTCGTACTTCGGATCTGCCATCACCTGCTCGGCGTATTCGTGCTGCTCCCAGCAAATCGTGTCTCGTCGGTCGCCGGCCGTCGTGATCGTCGCGAGGAGCGGCTCTCGCCTTGAGCGTCCCGAGTAGCGAAGCGCCTCGAAAAGGCGTCGGTCGGGCCATGCATGCAGTTCGTCGCAGAACACGAACGAATAGGACGGCCCTTCAGCCGCACCGGCGTCGCGTGAAATCACCCGCATACTGCTGCCGGTCTGCTGGCAGACAATCGTCTTTCGCGAGTCGATCACTTCAAGCGACGCGGCCAACTCTGGCGAACGCTTCACCATCGCGGCTGTCTCGTCAAAGATGATCGCCGCCTGGTTTCGGTCTTTGGCAGCAATGCAACCCAACTCGCCGTCGCCCTCCATCAGCAAGTGCCAAATGGAAAGACACGAAAGAAGCGTTGATTTAGCGTTTTTCTTCGGCACCTCAAGGTAGGCGAGCCGATACCGCCTGAGCCCGTCGTTCGTCTTCCACCCGTAGAGCGGCTCGATCACGTCGTGCTTGTGCCAGTCGAGCAGACGCATCGGCTCGCCGGCCTTCGCCGTTGGCGAGTCTTTCGTGTGGCAGCACACGGCCTCGAGGAATTTGATCACGAGGTCGGCGGCGTCACCGTTGTAGGTGTAGCCCTCGACCCACTCATGCCTTCTTCTTGAGGGCAAGGAACTTGGCGAGCGTGCTTTCTTGCTTGGCATCAGGCTCCACCTTGAGCGACGAACGTGCCGCAGGCGACAGGCCGAAGTCGGCTTCCAACTGCCGCAGCTGCTGGGCCAGTTTGTGAGCGATGCTCACCTCTGGCCGTTGTGCGATGTACTTGATTTCGCCGCCATCGTTCAGGATCGGGTACGTGTCACCTTCTGCCTTCAATTTCGCACGAACGGCAAGCCACCATTCGTACGTGTCGCAGTACCGGGCGAGCGCCTCAACGTCGGCCCGCGTCATCACCTTGACCGCCTGGAGCATGGGGAGCAGTTCTTGCCATCGCTTTGCCGCGATCTCTCCAAGGTGCAGCGGCATGGCGATGCCATCAGCTGGCGGCTCCGGCTCAGCACTATTCAGCCGTTGCTTGCCAGGATTGCCACGAAGAATCTTGAATTTCGTCGGTGTAGGACGTGGTCCGCGTCGCCCCATCGTCAGCACTCCACAAAAACTAGCCGCAATTGCCCGCCAGCCTTGTTGCTCTTCCTGCCGTTACATCTCCGGCAGAGGCACTGTGAATTGTCGAACGTGTTGCCTTTGCCTGGCACGCCCCATGACAGTGGCACGATGTGATCGTGCTCAGCGTTGCGTAGGCTGGCCTTGCGGGTTCGCTTATTGATCCGCCACGGTCCTTTATGGCACTTTGTGCCGCAGTTCTGGCAGACCCAACCGTCACGCTCGCACACGGCCTCCCTAGTGCACACCGGGTCGAACGGGACGTTGTAGTGACGGCATTTCCGCCGAAGCGTGGTCGTTCGGGTTATCTTCGCCCAGCTCTCCCTGGCCTGGCCGGATCGCTCGGCACGCGGGCGATTCTTTCCCCATCGATGGTCCATTGAGCACTCGCGAGAGCAGAACTTGTTTTTGCCTTGCCACTCGTTCTTCAAGCTCCTCTTTGGAAATGGCTTGCCGCACTGAAGGCATTGAATCGAAGGACGGTGTCGCGTGTTGTGGAAACACGCCCGAGAGCAGAACTTGCCATCGCCGGCTCGGCCCGCGCGCCGCTCAAACTGTTTCCCGCAGGCTGTGCAGTTGATTACGACCCGGCTGCGGCTGGCTGTGTGGCCGCACTGCGCGGAGCAGAATTTCTGCCGTGGCCGAGATGACAGAAATGCGTTCCCGCAATGCAGGCAGCAAAGCGAGTAGATTTTGTCTCTCCCTGCCCTGTGTCTTTCGCGACTGCGCGCGACCTCTTTTGCTGCCATGCATTTTGGGCACAACTTTGGGAACGGCCCTCTTCTTGGAAGCTGTGAAAGCGATGTTCCACAGCCGACGCACGCTGCGGAACTCCACTTTGTTGTCGCCCTTGATCTCAGCCTGGCGGAAGTGTTTTTCGACTTGCAAGACGGGCAGCGAATTGGCCAACGGCGTGCTGGCAACTGGCGTTGAAGTTGCGATCCGCAGTCGATGCATGCGCGAGACATGCCAACAACATGCGGTGCCTGTCAAACGAGCAGCACCTACCCCCTGAGCGTTACCCTCGCTCACCCCTGTCGATTAGAACTTCTGGTTTCGCTCAGCAGCCCTCCAGAAAGCCTACCCCCTATGCGGTCATGCCTAGATTCTGCGCACGCGACGGCGTTATGCCCGGCTCTCTGCGTTCGTCTTCTTCTGGTGGCAATGCGCGCACAAACACTGGCCGCCGGCTACGTCATATCGCGACACCCCATTAACGCAGCGGTCGCTGCCGGCGACCACTGGCGAGATGTGATCGGCGTGCGCCTCTCCCTTCTTGGTGCAGAGCATGGAGCACCGGCGGCATCGCCATCCATCGCGGGTCAGCACAGCAAGACGCCACGCGAAGTGACGCTTGTCACAGTACCCACGGGAGGCAGCGTTCGGCCTAGACTCCGGCAGACTTGCTGGCCGGAGCCGAGCCTGCCGGAATCGGGGCACCCGCGTCGGCATGCGTCAACTCTTCAGCGTCACGATCCCAGTGGTGCCGGTCGAGTTCGTGGTGCCACTCGCGATCCGCAGGAACGGCACGGCAAACGTCTCGTCAGGCAGCGGGTAGGCCCGGCCCTCAGTCGTGCTGGGACTCAGCGTGATCTCGCAGGCCGACCCGTCCACCTTCCGCAGACGACGGTACGGCCCGGCCTCAGCCGACGCTGACCACATCTGGAGCGTGGTCGCGTTGGTGCTCATGGTGCCCAGATCGACCACGCCGCCGGCAAAGTCCTCGAGCCGCAGCGTGGTGCAGAGCGAGGTGGCGGTGTGCAGGGTGATCGAGACTTGGCGGGCACGCCGCCGCAGCTTCACTTCCGACATGGCATATCTCCTGGGTAGGCACGGGGGATGGCCCGCGACGCGGCCTCATCAGCCATCCAGCGTAGGCGTCAGATCCCGTAACCTTGCAGCCTCAGCCTCTAGTTCCTCCAGGCGGTCGGCAGCTTCGAGCAGGGCGGCACGCTGAAGCCGCACCACCTCGTCAACGTGCTGGAGGTGCACGGAGAGGTAGATATTCCCGTGGTATGACGCGAGCGTGCGGAGCTTGTCGGGAAGCGAGTGCATGACGGAAGGATATGGCGGTCGTCAATCGTCAGGCGGCTCCGGCAACGGCATCCAGTGGCTCACGTCTTGCAGTGCCGGGCGTGCCATCGCCCCAACCTCGCACTCGTAGGTGATGACCTTCACATCAACGTAGGCGTGCGGCCCGTGATGGTGGACAACGAGGTAGCGTCCCTCAGGGGGCTTGCGTTCGGCGACGGGAATCCATGCCGGCTGGCTCATGCGCTTCTTCGCCGCAGTAGCGTCACTTCAGCCAGGCCACGCAGGGGGCTGCGGGAGCGGCATCCAGTGGGTCGCCCTGCCCATAACAATGCTCACGTCCTCAAGGAACTCCTCGCCAAAATAGGGGCATCTCCAATGCCCCTGAAACATATGGGCAACCGTAACCGAGCGATCTGCCGGGTTATCTCCCTGGACGAAAACGGCAACGGCAATGCGCTCCTCTGGCAGCCGCTCCGTCACCGGAATCCAACCGTCAAGGATCGCTTGACGGTTCGCCGCAGAACCAGCGGATGCAAGAGACGGCTCAGCCGCGCCGTGCGTGTTGTCATCGCTCATCGTTCGCCGCTCCTGATCCTTGGCGTTCTACGGCTATCCGTTGCCGCACTCTTTGCACGCCGGTTTCTGGCCATCGCTGGCAATCTCCTGCGGAAACCTGTACTTGCCGCACCGCGCGCATCGTCGCTGCCTAAGTCCAGCCTTGTACTGAATGGCGGCCCACTCATCCCAATCGCAATACCCGGAAGGCGGTTGATCTCCCGGCTTATATGGCCCACCCGAGAGCGTGATGAATCCAACTCTCCGACCGCGTGAATCCGTGATTGAAGCATCCATTGGAAATCCACAACGCTGGCGACCTATGGCTCCAGAATGAAGGCTGCGATGTGCCGCCCCGTCCCCTTGCCCTTGGATCCGTCCTCGGTTGCGTGCCACCTAACGTCGCCAAGGTTTCGCACCTTCGCTGCCCCGCAGGCGGCAAGCATCATCAGAACCCACTTGTCCACCGGGTACACCACCACCGACAACTTGCCCTTCCGCTGCTCCTCAATCGCCTTTCGCATCCATGCCGTTGGCCCCTTCTTGCGGCCGTTGTGGATGATGGATCCGAATGGCGGGTTGACGTAGTTGCTGCTCCCCCACTCGCAAGTAAGTCCGTCGAATCCAGGTGGCACAGGGTACGGGCATGGGTCAAAGTCGAAATGAAACTCGGCGTCCAGTTCGGCGTATAGCTCTGGTGGCGTCAGCCAGTAGTGTTTGCCGTCGTCTCCGTTGCCGACGTGGAACTTGTTGAGGTGAGGCGGGAGCGTGCTCTGGTGCGCCGCCGTAGAACCAAGCGATGGAGCAGACGGCGGGAATGGAGTCCAAAGTGATAGCTGCGTCATGTGTCCGCCGCTGCTCATCGCCAGCGTTCTGTGGCTACTTGCCGTCCGTTGGCGGGGCCGGGAGCGGCATCCAGTGGGTCGGCGGGTCTATCGGTTCTGGGTAGCAGAACCAACCCGCTTCACGATCAATGCCGCCTCCGCTGCTGGCGTCGTGCCATTGGCACTCGAAGACCGGGTCGCCCGGACGCCACCCGAGGACCGACGTGCCATCTTGCGGCAGTCGTTCGCCCACCGAAATCCATTTGCTTTCCATGCCCGCACTTTCGCTCGGTAACGCCTCTTCACACCGCCGACAGTAGCGGAGTCTCAATGTACGCGCCCCACTGGTCGGCCATCGCCGCTGCGATCCCTTCGTAGGTCTTGCTTCTGATCTTCCAGCGGTCGGGCGACGGGGCCAGTTTGTTCTGCCCGCTCGCGGTCTGGTTCTCCCAGCGATCCCGGTGCTCCAGCACGTTCGTCGCCCGCAGATGAGGCAAGCCCTTTAGCCAGAGACAGGTAGCCTTCGACTCTGGGTGGCCGAACTGCCAAGGCTGGATGGTCTGGTCGGGCTTCCGCCAGAGCGATGACATGATGCAGACCGGGTTTTCTATGGCAATGTGCGGTATATCGGCCTTTGCTAGCCGCATGAAAAACGACACGCTCGCCTGCTGCCTGCCGTCCATTCGCTTCGCTTGGAAGTGCCTCGCCCCGCTTACGGACAGGTCGGTGCATGGCGGGTGGGCGATCATCAAGTCCCACGGGTAGTCCAGAACATCGCGGACATCGCCTTGGTAGTGCGGGCCGGGCGTCTCGGTCGGCAGAAGGTCGCATGACATCGCCTCATGCCCGAGAGCCAAGAAGGCGTCCCGCACGGCACCACTGTACTCACAAGCGATCAGCACCCTTGCCATGACCGCAGATTACCGAGCGTGGCAACTGGGTCAACGCTCGTTCAGAAGCGCGACCGCACCTGATTTCTATCGTTTGGTCCGCTCCAGAAGCGCCCGCAGCGCTGACGAAATACGCAGGCACTCGTCCTTGTCTGGTGGACGATGATGGCCGATTGCACTCAGTTCTGAGTCGGCAGCGACAATCGCTTCCAGTTCCGCGTCGGTGAGCGTGAGCCGATGGCTCCAAGAATCAACGGTTTGTAACGACCCGTCCTCGTTCACTCCGATGATCGGCCGTGCTGGCGTCCACTTGTCCATCGCGTCCCTCTCTGATTTCAGTAGCGCAATTGCTAAAAGTCGCCGCCGCATGACCCAGAATCAAAACTGCTTCCTGAGTCATACGAGCCACTGTCGTAACTGCTGCCTCCAGAATCGTATGAACTAGAGTCATACGACCCAGCCCCAGAATCTACCTCCGGCGTCTGGTGGCAGTGGTGGTCTTCCGATGTGTTCATCATGTCGCCAAGCATCCCTCCAGCGAGGTTGCCGCCAAGCAATCCGCCTACAAGTCCGTCGTTCGTGGCGTAGCCGAGGGCAACAGACTGCACAAAACCATCGTCAGACGATGCAGGCACGGCAGTGACGATTGCGTGCTTCGGCTTCTTTTTTCTGAGCCAGCCAAACATGGAAACTCCTTTGGTTTCGTAGATAAGAAACGTCTTTACCTGCGGCGTGTAATGTCAAAGTTCTTCGCAAAAAAACTGCCGGATCATATTGGCAATCCGACGCGATTCGTCTGTTCTCAAATACGATTCGGGCGTGTATCGCCGGTGCCTGCGGGTCGCGGTGCCGGATTATCGGGCCGGTCGCTGTCGCAAGCTGTCGCCGCCGGCGCGGCGTTGTTGTCCCGCTCGGGCAGATTCTCGCCCTGGCGGTCGCTTTGTCCCGCTCGGTGCAGCGTAGCGGACCCGTCAATCGGGTCAACGCTCGTCCGCTTCCGCGATCCGCTTGGCGGCCTCGGCGTCGAACGAGTCGGCCCGGCCCAGGTCGAACCAAAGCGGATAGTGCCGCAGCAGCCGCCTAGCCTCCTCGCGGACGGGCTTCGGCACGCCCTTGATCCCGCCGTTGTAGGGCGAGGTCAGCCGCAGGAGGAAATCCTGCGTGCCCAAGACGGCTCGCGTTCGCTCGTGAGGGAGTGTCATGTTCCAGATTCCAGAATTGCGAAAGCCCGGTCGCAGGCGTTGCAAAGCCACTGGGGCGGCCCACTCGTCACCGATCCGGTTTGTATCCCGGCGTGCTACGTCTCGCCCCTGCCCGCCGCCAGCCACCATAGACGCCGTGTGGCGCGGCGTCGGCTGACGGATGGCTTAGTGTTCGGTATTACCTAATTTACTACCTAGTTCTTGCGATCTTACCTAATTCGACCGCCGCACCTACGGTGTGTAGCGTCACTTGAACAACAGATCGGCGGTGTTTTCCAGAATCGCCACCAGTTGCGGCGACAGGCCAAAGCGGTTCGCGTTGATCTCAATCGACCTACGGATGTTACCGTCGTTGTGCCGCTCGCTCGCCGCTTTCCAGTCGCAGAGCATCTCCACAATGTCAAGCAGATTCATGTCATCCACCCCGTTCTTGTGGTGTTCCGGGTGGTGGCGGTTGTGGGCGTAGTGATGATCCAACGCGAACTTGATTGCCGCCAAGTAGCCGCGATATTCGTCGCTGCCGTATGTGCAGCCAGCTAACTTCGGCGTGTATTCCGTGAACGCCTCCACCTCTGGCGATTCTAGTTTTGTCTGGTCATGCTGCTCGCCCCTTCTGAGCAAGTCGATAGCACATGCGTTCAGCAGATTGCGAACTCGCTCAATGTGGCGAAACGTGTCGTTGTTCGTCGCTTTTTGCTCAGTAGTCAGCACAAAATTCTTCCCTGGTCTGTATAGCGACGCTACTGCCAATCGCTTTTCTCTGTGGGTGTACGGTCACGCCGGCATCGGCGGATCGGGCGGCAGTAGGGCCACCGCGTCGGCCCAAGGCAGAACCTCCACCGCAGCGTTCAGCACCGCTTTGTCGGCGTGTTCCCACATCTCATGCAGCCAGCCGCCGGGTTCGATGGCGGTAAGTAGTGCGGCGGGAAGCATGAGCCTGCCGTCCACCATCGCACGCGGTGCGGCCACGCAATCGGGCCGACCGTATTCGGCGTGTAGTTCCGCGAGGCGGGCCGCAAGCTGCGGCGTGAACACCAGAGCGTATTGGCTGGCGTCAGCGTAGGAAATCGGAAGCGTGAGGTCGCCTAGTGTCATGCTCGCCCCAGTGCAGTGTTGAAGGCGATGACCGCGTTAGAGAACGCGAGAGCTTGGGCCGCCGTCAGACCGTTGCCGATGGAGTACATGCGGAGGCGGCCGGCAGTAAACGCAGAAACGGTGCCGTTGTTATTGCCAGCGAAAACAGCAAATGGCCTCGCAAACGTTGTAGGCCCGGCAGTGGTTGTCGATTCTGCCGCCTGCGATCCGCTTCGGTAGACTCTGTTGAGAGTGACGGACGTTCGCGTTCCGATCATGTGCGGTTCGGCCGTAATGCCAGAGTTGTTGAACTGCGCCTGCCCAACGGTTGAAGACCTGTATCCTCTGAGTGAAGTGCCTGTTTGGATGTCCAGAATACAAAGCCTGTTCAGGTCGCCAGGAAATTCAAAGCTTCCTAGAGCCATGCGGTCGCCGCTGGTGGTTTCCAGCGATGTACCGCTGAACGACAGGTGCGTGCTGTTGGCGCTAGGAATACTGCTGTAGTTGAACCCGGTGTTGAGGTATTTGCTGGTGCCGTCGCCCTTCAGGCCGCCACCGCTGCCCGTCTCTGCGTAGTCGCCTGCGACGAAGTTGAAATTAGTGTCGGTGGTGTTACCAATCGTTGCGCCGCCAAGCGATCCAGACAGGTACAGAGGCGTCCGCACAGCGTTTAGCGATGCGTCGGAGTTGCCTGCGAACAGGTTCAGCCGCAGGATCGCGGACCGCAGGCCGGATTCCAGAGCGATGCTGGCACAGAACGTCGAAACCGCCGCCAGCGTGTTGCTGCTGACGGTGCCGCCGTTCGCCGTGACGCGGGTCGCCCAATCGACGGCTTCCGGGTGGACGGCGGTGCCGCTGGCACGCGGTCGCAGGAGGCGGGGCGACATTGGCATGGGAAGTGCGCTACCGTTAGGGATGTGGGGCCGTCAGACGACCCGCCACCGGCTATCGGTCGCGTCGTAGACCAGGAGCGCCGCGCCGCCGCTTGCGGACATGACGTAATCCCCTGCCCACGGCACAACGAGCCGGTTGGCGGCGGCCGAGCTGGTCGATTGGTGTTTCAGCGTGATCGCAAACGTGCCGACGTTCACCAGGAGCACGGCCTGCCCCGACGTGCCGGCCACGACCCCGGTGATGTTGCGGGCCGCGCTTGCCGACACTCGGAAAATGTCTCCGGTTCCGATGGCGTAGTCGTTCTGGTCGGCTGTGAGCTGGGCCGGGCTCGTCACGACGTTCGCAATCGTGTCGGCCCCGCCCGTCTGGTGGCTCGACGCATGAGCCTCCGGAGCGAACGTCGCCGGCTTGTCGGTGATGCCAGCCCACGTCGTCGTTCCGGCCGGCCCGGTCGCGCCAGCGGGGCCTGTGGCACCCGCTACGCCCTGGATGCCCTGCGGGCCGGGATCGCCCTGCGGACCCTGTGGGCCTGTCGCTCCGGTGGCACCGGCGGCTCCGGTCGCGCCCGCAACGCCCTGTGGCCCCTGCGGACCAGTTGGGCCGGCTGGCCCGGTATCGCCCTGGTCGCCCTTGGCTCCGGTCGCCCCGGTAGGACCGGCCGGCCCCTGTGGCCCAGTGGCACCGGTCGCTCCGGCAGGCCCGGTAGCCCCGGTCGGTCCAGTGGCCCCAGTGGGGCCTGCCGGGCCGGTCGGGCCGGGCGTCAGTTCGATGTTGTCGAGCGCGGCCTGGAGGCCCGTCACGTCCTCGATCTCGACAGCACCGCCGCCGGAGTAGGGCAGGGCAGACCAGGCCGTCGTGCCGTTGCCCACCTTGATCTTGCCGCTATCGGTCTCAAGGCCGATGACGCCGTACCCGAGCACGGGATTCGCGGTCGTGAAGCCGGCGGCCGTGTTGCGGACGTGGTCGAAGGTGACGCGGGTCGTGAACGTGGCGGGCGTGGTCATTCTTGCACCTGCTGGGTGATCGTGAGGATGAGCGGCGACACAGAGCCGCCGGCAAAGGCCAGCTCGACGCCACCGCCGCCATCAGCGACGTAGGCTTCCCACGTGGCCAGGTCGGACGCCAGCCGCCACGTCGTTTCGTCAGCCGTCACAAAAACCAGCATCCCCGCCTCGCGGCGAGGGGCCGGGATCGCGTCCCGCTCGACCAGCGTGGCCACCGTGCGGTAGCCGCCCTTGCCGTAGCGGGCGTCATGCGACGGATGAACGTCGGCCGTGTCGAACGGCACGACGGGGGCGATGACGTTGGTGCCTGGAATCTTTGCCATCACGCCACCTCGAGCTTGAGCGTGCCGGTGACGGCGTAGGTCGACCGATAGACGTTGTAGGGCCGAGCGGCCTGCCCGGAGAACGCGATCGAGCGGGTGGTGATTTCCCAGGCACTCGCGGGGATGCCGTTCACTGAGATCATCGGCTCGCCCATGCTTACAGGTAGCACGACGTAGACGTAGGCCGACGCCGGCGACAGCGTCTTCGACACTGCCCGGTTGGTGCCGAGGTCGAGCGACAGCTGCTCCGCGATCTGCTGGTCGGTGATGGCCGCGGCCGTCGAAACGCCGATCGCACGCACGAGCAGCGTTTCGTTGGGCACGGCAGCGGAACCAGCAACGGCCATCGTATGAATCCTGCGAATCGTTTCCGAGCGGTCGGACCAGCGCCATGCGTTCTGCGATCCATCCGGGATCGCCACTTCGTAGAGCTTCTCGGCTCCGTTTTCTGTCACCGCCACCCGATCCCCGCGGGCCGGATCCTGCCGCAAATCGTCGCGGTGGATCAGGAAGTCGCGAGTCTCGATCCGGACGAGGTTGCCGGCCTTGTCGACCGCCTCCCATCGCCCCACAACCAGCGTTGCCCGGCAGGCTCTCGGAAGGCCGACCTTCGGGCGGTATTCGACGTTGACAGACAAGTGCTCTCGCCGCTGTCCTTCGAACCACGCCTCGGCCTTTTTGAGCATGTCCTGCACGGAAATCTCCAGGCCCACCCGGGGCCGGGGGCGGGCTGCGGATTACGCTGCCCGTCCCCCTGGCCCCTTGCGCGCGACACAATCACACCTTCATCAACTTCACTCGCACGACGGGATCGCTCGCACCGGCCGCGGCGACCGCGTAGCCGACGAGGACGTTCGTGCCGACCGTCGTGGTCAACAGGTTGTTGGCCGAGTCGAAATACACCTTCTGCCCCAGCGTCACGGCCTGGGCCGCCGTCTTCGGGTGCTCGATCACGCCATCGACGATCAACGAACCAAGCGTGTTGGCAGCAATCGCCGTCTGGGCGATGCCGACACCCACGGAGCCAAGTGCGACGATCGCACCGGCCGCGAGAGCCGAAACGGGGGTGTGGTCGATCGACTCCCCCTTCTGAACGAAACGAGCCATTTGGATCACCTCTTTCTGGAATGCTTGGAACCGGAAAATCGGAACCCCGGCGGCGGGCTTGGGCTCCCGCCGCCGGGAACGTCAGGACATCACGCTCAGGCGGTCGCCATGCGGTAGCAACCCTGCGGCTCGGCCTTGGCCACGCCGAAGGAGAAGTGACCCCGCACCTGGATGCCCAGAGTGTCGAAGTCGGCCTCCGCCTGCTGCACCACCGGCTGCCGCTGCCCGTTGAGGAAGCACACCTCCATCGCTGGAAGCTCGCCGGGGTTGGCAACCAGCCACCACGTCGAAGCGTTCGACAGGTAGGCACTGGAAACCACGCGGTAACGGCCAGCCAGCACGTTCACGTTCGTGCGGGTGGCATTTTCGCCCGTGATGAGCAGCGAACCGCTCATCAGCTCGGCCGCCGAAATCTCGAGCTCCGGCGGAACGAGCAGCATTGCGGGCGTGACCGCCAGCGGGTTGCCGTCCGGATCGTTCAGCTTGCGGTAGGCCGAGGTGGCCGTCCGCAGGCTGGAGATTTGCAGCGCGTTACCGGCCGCGGCCGAAGCCCCGGCGTAGTAGCTCGCGTTGCTTGCCTCGAACTCCGACCAGAAGCTCTTATTGAGCCTGGTCGCCGCACCGCGGCCGAGCCGCTGCGGAACCACGGTCAGAGCGCCGAGGTCGTCGTTCACGATGTCCATCATGGTGATGGACGAGATCCGGCCGAACAGGCGAGCCGCGATCGAGCGGGTCTGGTCGCCGGCCTCTGCCGACTTCAGTTCGCCTCCGTTGCCCACCTGCTCGAACTCGAAGCCGCCGTTCACCCGGATACCAGTGACGGTCTTGTAGTCCGACACCGACCTGACGCTGGCGATCATCGGCCAGACCTGCTCCACGGCGGTGAAGCCGTCAAGGAGGAACTTGCCGTAGGTGGCCGACAGCACATTCGAGATCGAATGCGTGGCGAATGCCGCCTTGATGACGCCACGGCAGTTGCCGTCGGTCACCTTGTAGGTGTCCGCGTCGTAGCCGTTGGCCTTGGCCGCCCGCAGGAGCACCTCCTGAAGGCCGATGTTCCGCCGCTTCTCAGCGGCCTCGATCGTCCGCTCGCCGAACCGCTTCTCGACGCCCGCCAGGCCGCCGGCGAGGCAGAGGGCGGCCTGAACGACCTCCTCAGAATCCTCCACCTTGGCGACCACGTGGACGGCGGGGGCCGTCGGACGGTCGGCACGGATCGCGGCGAGGTTCTCAGCCTTGATCCGCTCGAGCACCTTCGCGGCGATCGAGTCGGCATCAACGAGCTGGGCACCGTCGCCGCCGGTTCCGGCGGTCACGCCGGGCAGCTTCACGGGAGCGGTGGACTCGGTCCCCGCGGCGACCTTCGCCGCGTCTTCCGCCTGGGCCTTGATCGGCTCAGCGGGCGTCTGGTTGGCGTCGTGCGCCATAGGGAACTCTCCTGAACTCGCTTCCGCAGCGATCGCGGCAGACGTAGCGGCGTCTGCTCCGAAAAGAACGATCGACACCTCGCGGAGCGTGCTCGCACGCACCACGCTGATCGGGCCCGAGAACTGACGGCCGTTCACCTCGACGGCCTCGCCGGCGGCGATGTTTTCGATCCGGCCGACATCGGCCCCGATCGACGCCTGGAACTTCCAGCCCTTGCGGGCGAGTGTCACGGCCTTCTCCACCTCGGGGCTCTCACCGATCACTTCGGTCGCCACCGTGAGGTCGGTGCCGCTGTTCACGACATCGCTCGCCTGGCCGACGGCGTGGTCGATGTCGTAGGTGTGGCCAAGCATGACCGCGATCGGTTGGCTGGTCGTGTCCATGCCGGCTAGGTCCACGACGAGCGGATTGCGACTCCACGCCTGCCTGATGGCCCGGCCGGTGTAGCCAACGAGCGAAAACTTCGGGTTGCCGCCGCTCTTGCCGTCCGCGAGGACAGGAGCCTCGATGAGCGTGGCTTCGCCGCCGATCTTGATTCGTTGGCTCATGCGTTTTGCTCCTGCTGTTGTGCGTCACCTGCCGGCGAGTTGGCCGCCTGCTCCGACAGGTCGATGCCGAGTTCGGCCGCGTAGGCCCGCTCCGCGGCGATCTGGCGGAACACTTGCCGCCAATCCTTCCCGCGACGGGCACATGCCTCCGCGCGGCTGACGGTCTTGGCCGCAAGTCCGACGCTCTCGGCCTGCGCCTCCTTCATGGGGTCGATGTGCTCGAACCCGTCCCACCGCCACCGCCACGTCCACTGATCGCGGGGCGGCAGGCCGTCGGGGATCATGCCCTCCAGGAACGTCGCTTCCTCGATCCATCGCTCGAGCAGCGGATCAAGCACGACGCGCTCGACCTCCGCCCGCTCCGCGGCCAAATGCTTGCGATAAACGAGGTAGTCGCCACGCATCGTCGAGTAGTTGGCCCCCGTCGCGTCCATCACGGCGACGATGTAGGGCATGTTGAGCGACCTCGCGATCTGCATGAGAATCCGACGCTCGAAGGCGTCGAACGTGCTCGTCGGCTGTTCGGCCTTCAGCTGGTAGGGCTCCCAGCCTTCCGGCGGAGCCATCGCCATCCCGCGGACGATCGGCATCGTGTCCCAGGCCGGGATGCCGGTGGCCGAACCGGCGGCCGGCATGGTTGTCTTCAGGATCACGGCGAGGTCGGCGGCAGTCTCGGCCGCGGTCACGACCGCGTACTGATACCGCCGCAGCATCGCGAACAGTTCGAGGGCCGGCACTACCTCACCCATGCCGCGATGCTGGCCGGCCCGCGTCGCGTGGTAGTAGTGCAGGACGTTGCCGGCGTTCACCCAGCGGCCTTCGAGCGTGACGCCGTAGTGCGTGCTGCCTGGGTGGTGCTTCAAGACGTAGTAAGACGACGGGTTGCCGTCGGCGTCGAATCGAATTCCATCGACCGAGCCCTCTACCTCCCAGCGTGCGGCCGGATCGGCCACCATCTCGGCCTCGACATGCCGGATGTCGAGCTGCACGCCACGGAGCTTGCGGTTGGTCGTCGCGAGAGCAAACACGTCGCCGTCTATCGCCTTGCCGATCCGCATGATGCGGAGCTTGCGGGCGAGGTCGATCCGTTGGTGCCACTCGTATACGTTGTCCTCGATGCGGGCGACGGCCTCTTGGCTGGCGTCCGGGCCGCAGTCGAGCAAGAGCGTGGGGCCGGTGCCGATGGCGTCGGTGGCCAGCGTGTTCACCATCCCCGCGAGGTAGCCGTTGTTGGCGGCCTCGTACCGGGCTCGATTGCGAAGCGTGCGACGCTTCCACGGAGACAGGGCGGCGTCGGCCGACAGAGCGTCGGCCATCGCCCAGTGGCCCTTGTTTTGCGGCGTCGTCTCGGCGGCGTCAAACCGGGCTCGCACGAGCTTGCTGATTGCGGCCCGCTGCTCCGCGACCGTCTGCGCGAGCGAAGCCCGCGACGGCCCGCCAAACAGACCAGCAAGCACCCCCATGCTTCAGCCTCCGGCCCCGGGGTACTCGATCTGCGCCATCCGCAGCGCCGCGAATGGGTTGGCGGCGGCTCGGGCGTTGGCCACGAACTTGGCGGCCTCCACCTGGCGGTCGAGCTCGTGCTGCTCCACCTCGCCGGCGTCGGTGCGGGCACGCCGCGGCTGCGCGAGATTCGCGGCCACTGCGTCGAT